ACACAACGTAACGTTTCTCCTGCATTATAAGTAGGAGTAGGCGTACCTGTAATAGCAAACGTTGAGTTAGCTCCACTACCAGCCAAAGCACGAGAAGTAGTAGACGTAGTTAATCCTTTATTCATTGTCCCCATGTTAATCTGCATGGCTTCAATTCTAGGAGAAGACATAAATGAATCAGCTACTACGTAGTCTGCTTTAATACTACCTGCTAGTAATTCAGTAATTCGTGCTGAGTTTATAAAAGCATCTTGTATATACACGCCTACAGGTATAGTTACACCATCAATAGTTTCAGCAGAAGTAGTTACTATAAAAGGAGTATTAGCTTGAGCAGGAGAGTTAGTAGCTCCCACTGCATGATTTGTTGCATTTACTACAGCAAATTTATCCGCAGCTACAATAAATGCTGACGTAGGCGTACCATTAAGTGCATTAGTATTTGATAGTCCAAACCCTGCAACGTGCTGCCCACCTCCTGCATCAGCACTTGCTATCTTCACCATGTACTGTCCGTTTAAATTACTCACAGACGTAGTGTTATTAGCAATAGGCGTTGCTAAAGAAGAAGCTAATTGAGTGCTAGTAATTGCACCGCTTAACGTTGATAACAATACATTAACATCAGGCTGTAACGTAGCATTAACAGGACCAGCATAACTACCGTCTTCACCTGATATAGAAACATGCCTAACCCAATAATAGTATTGTGTGCTGGCTGAAACAGTTGCATCAACAAACATAGCACCTTCACTTAGCCCTATAAATACAGCATTAGCACGATTATTAGACGTACTGCGAAACACATCTGTATGTGAATGCCCTGCATAGTTATTAGGATAAGTCCAAGAAACTTTAAGTACACCAAATCCTGCAGATACTGCTAGATTAGTAGGTGTTGTAGGTGTTTCTGAATCAGGTATAGGGTTAGTCGGTTGAAACCCAACGTTTTGTCCTGTTGGATTATTAGGATCAAACGGCACAGATTCTAAATCTTTGGCTAAACCACTTGCTATTAGCTCTCGTAAAGTAATGGCTCTGTCTCTTACATCCCCACGAAAACCGTTTCTAACTTCTATGATCTCTTGTAATGCTTCAAGATAACGTTTTAGCTCTGGGCTGGCATCTCGTGGAACCCTACCCAACCCAGGCAATGTAGTTGATCTACCTCCTGAAACATTATGGTTCCGTGTGCCATACTCACTCATGTTGCATTAATCTCCGCAATACTCTGAGACAAACAAACTTCATTAATGTTTACTGCACCTGACACTTCTACTTCCCATTCTGTGCCTATTGCACTAGGCAACCGCATCGTAGGAGCTTGTAATGTCACGTTACTAATCCCATTAGGCGTAGAAGTTTCTTGAGTAAACACGTTACCCGTCTTAGTTATGTTGTAATCAGCAATAACAGTGCCGTCTACCCAGACTCGTATCCGGTTCTTTGTACCTGACGCTGGATAACTGTCTGCATGTATATGCACCCATGACATAGACACAGGATTAGGTGCTACAAACTTCTTGCTTTTCCATGTTGCTGTTTGATTTGTTGTGCTACCCCGATACCTTCGCACGTTACTTGCAATGATAAGGTCTAACTCCCCGTCTTTAGGATTATAGAAGCCCCCACGCACCGCTGCCGAACTGGTTGTAGTAGATATAGCTGCTTCTTGCGCTCGTGGATCATATACCCAACCGCTTGTTGTACTATGAAATGCTACATAAGTACCTTCATGTTTAAACGCTTTGTAGGTTGTAGGAGCAAAATCAGCATTCCACTGTGCAGGGCTAATTAAACCTTTAGTCACTACACTGCCATCTGTACCTGCAATAGCACACAAACCATCTGGCCCTGCATACAATACATAGTCGCCCATATCTACTACACTTTGTTTATTAACACAGGCTTGGGCTAAATCAATTTCTACTGCTACCATTGCTGACGGGTCAGTACCCGTTACAAAGTAAGGCTTACCATCTGTTAAACAGACTATGCCATTACCCGTTGTCGCTATCGCCACGATTTCTTTTTCTAATGTAATACGGTAAGAAATAGGCCATGCGTGCGGTAAAAATGGTTCTGATAAACAAAGCCGTCTGCCTGTAAACCCAGCAAACACACCATTTGCTACAGGTATAAGCCCCTGCATAGGGCCATCTGGGTATAAAGTAGTGTCATCATCTGGTGGACCTATCCACGTTGTAGAAGGAATAACTTCTTGTAACTGTGCAGGTTGCAGTTGATCTGCATACTGAGTGTTTGCAATATCAGGAGCTTCATGGACTAACTGAAATGCTGCTTGAGTAGAACCCACTGCACTACGATACAACCGCCACTTAGCAACTTGTGGAAAAGTACCTTGAGTAGAACTTAAAGCGTAGTTTCCTGTAGGTAAAGAACCCCTTGTTACAGTAATTGTCTGTGTACTAGGAGTAAAAGACGTAGTTGCTGTAACAGCAGAGGGCGGTCCTTCTTCTCCGTAGTTAGAAACGAATGTTAAAACATACGCTACGTCTATAGGAGTAGCATTTGGATCAGCTGTTCCAGACAACGCAATAGAAAGATTTGCTGGTATAGGTATACCTAACCGATAAGCAGTTGATGGAAAAGGTGCGCTACCTGAAGTAATTGCTTGTCGATGAGACATTTTCGGGTACGTTTCACCAGACCAATATAAACGATTTAATGTATCTCCAGGGATAGGCCCTTCAACTGCCTTAATATAATCATTGTCCCATTGTAACCATTGATTAGTGCCACTGTTTTCATAGTAATAAATTGAATTTCTTGTGCCAGCCGTCAGTGTAGCTGTTGTTGTTTCTTCTGTTATTGGAGTAATACGCCCTGCTTCAAAGTCTATATTCTGTGATGTTTGAGCAAACTGTTCTCCTAACAATCGAGAAGAAACAGCAGGAGCTATACCAGAAAAACGTGTTAGTTTGTAATAAGTCATTGCTTTTCTATCTTCCCTGTATCAATCAGTATACGTTCTTTAAGTGTATGACCAAGATTTAAGGAGCCTACTTCTAATAAAAACAATTCATCTCGTTTTAATTGTATCAAGTTTAACCCAGAAAAATACTGACGCACTAGCTCTTTTGTTTCATCAGTTACCGAATCTAAACTAAAATTCTCTCCATCTATCTCAATGTTATCCATGCATCCTCCTGATTAGCATTTAATTCTACCGCATTTCCTAAGATTGCGTTGCCTTTCTTTGGCCTGTTCTAGTCTTTGTTTGGCTGAGTCTAGTCTTGCTTCTTGAATAGCTTCATATATAAACCAACCGGACCAACCTATAAATCCTAAAGAACAAACAATAAAAGCAGCAGTAGCCCTTTCTTTCATTCTTTGTTGTCGTTCTTTGCGTTTCTTGTGGATATCTTTTAGATACTGAAGATGGTCTTTCTCTGATTGTTTTCTTATGCGCTCTGCATCTTTCCAAACATCTGACATCCCCATCATCATAAGGTGGTCTTTGATTTTGGTTTCGACAGTCTTAATCTCTCTACGTTTTATCGAGAGATCCATCGCCTCTTTGGGGGTCAGAGGCCGCTTAAGCTTCTTCTTTCTTTCCCAATCATCTAACTTTTGGGCAGTAGATCCAAACTTACCAAGTAAAGCAGCAGCATCTTGAGCATTCGCTTTGCCTTCTTTAAAGGTTGCTATGGTGCTGTTTATTGCAGATAAAGCACTGGTGATTGCCGCTAATTCAGCAAACATGAGGGTTTACCCCAAGAATTTGCTGGCTATAAAAAGTCCAACCAGAAAAGGATACAACGCATAGACACTCATCTCTATTCGATTCATACGTGCTGTGCCACGATCAAGGCGTTCTTCAATGTTCTTGTATCTCATTGCACATTCTCTTTCGTGGGCTTTTAAATCATCCATGTAAAATCTGCCACCAAGTTTTTTTAGGCTCTACCCACGGTTTACTTAGCCAAATATTATTCTGTAGCATAGCAAGTTTTGCCTTTAAACGACCTCGTTTATCACCTGACGAGCGTTTTATGCGTTCTTTTATACTAATAATTTCTTGCTCAGTGTTCATCATTTGGCTCTCTATTAAACTGGAGGAGTGATTCCGCGTTTAAATTCAGCTACTCGATCAGAAGTAAAAATGCTTTCTTCTACACAAGCAGCCATTACATCGTCAAACCTTGTGCTTTCCACGTTGACTTCTCCATCTCTATTGCTCATCAACAGGGCTGTGTCTGCGATAATTTGGGTAGAGCTTCTAAATAATGCACACATCTCTGTCTCACTAAGGAGGTTCAACCAAACAGATGAAGGGAATACCAATCCTCCTTTTTCGCCAACCGCTACAAATCTATAGTAAACCATAGAAAACTCCCATTTCATCTAGCCATGCGTGAACGTCTGCTTCTAAATAAGGAGCATTGGATCGTCCATATTGCGACCCCTTGTTTACGAAAAAATACCTACCTCGCCATCTTTGTATCAAACTTATTCCACCGCCCCAAGGATATCCAAGATCACCCCCTACTACACAATAAATATTGTGTTTGCCATTGGTTGTGTTACATAAAAAACCATATCCACCAGCTTGATAATCAGCAGCTACATAGTTGTAGTATCGTATAAATATCATGCCATTAGCCGTGGGGCCAACTACTCCATAGCCATATGGAATATTTTCTTGAGCAAAAACAGAACCTAAAAAATTAGAATAGGTTAAACTTCCATCTGAAACATCTACCTGAACCGTGACTCCCCTATAAGGTTCAGCAGCGGCTGCATTGCCCCCTGATGTATTAATACTTGTAAGGTTTATGGTTCCCGATCCATCTCCTCCTGATCTGTAAAGCGCATTTCCGTAACTAGCAAGGTAGTCTAAGCCATTAAAAGAAGCGTTACCAAGCTGTGCGTTTCCAATGGCTGTAACGGTTCCAGCTTCATTGACGGATGAGGTATAAAGCGTATGGGGGCTTGTCCCAGTATCCATTGTAAGACAATAGAGTTTGTTCTCCGAGTCGTCCATGTACCAGCCTACCCAACTATCAGTATTTGCACTTCCTGACGCTTCATCTACAGTCATTCCAGAAGCCCACACACCATCTGCTATTACTCCCCCACTTGCACCTCTTTGATAAACTGCGGTGGTTGTGTTGGTATAATTTATTTTAATTGATCTACCAGCAGTTCCTCCTGAAAAACCCGGAAGATAATAATTAGAAGATACTCCTTGCCCCATACTTTCCCAGAAACCTATAGATGTGTCAGGTAGAGGAAATAAAGGCATTTCTCTGCTTTTTCTTGTATTTCTGCTTAATCCAGCCATTATTCATCATGCCCCATTAGTGTCATATTCACGGATGCCGCTGTGGATCTGCCTATAATGTAGTCAGATGCTCCGGCTACGATTGGAGAAAAACTTAAACTTTCATCTGGACCAATCATAGTGTTCTCTAGTAATTTCGTTGCGTTAGCAAACGTAGCAGAGCTATCTCCTACACCTAATTGAACAAACGCTGTTGATGAACCCCGATTAAGTATGTGAACTGTATACGTCCCCCCATTTGACCCCGCCTGTCCTACATTCGCTGTAGTGTTTGCGCTAAGATCAACGCCTGATATTTTAACTGCCATTATATTTGCCCCATAAAAAAGACTTTACTGGTTGATATTGAAGAAGCAGTTTGAAAAGAAGGGGCATTACCTGATCCACCAGATGTAAGAACTTGCCCTGCACTGCCTGTTGCCACTACCGCAGGGTCGCCTGACCCATTGTAGGCGATTAGGTTTCCTGCTGTTCCCCCTGCCATTTTAGCGAGACTCACTGCATTGTCTAAAATAGAATCCGTGACCACCGAATTCGATGCCAACTTATCTGCGTTGACCGCATCATTAACGATGGACGCAGTTGCCACTGAGTCTGTTGCCATTACTCCTGCTTTGACTTTAGTTAATGCCATTATGGAACGTCCTCCGCTCTGTCGTAAAAGGTCAGGGTAGGCTCATAATTATCGCGTTCTTCAGTAACAGTTAGATTTCCGTCTCCGTCGTACACGACACCTGTAGTCGAACTGCCATGATTCACAATGCAGATTTTTCCCATGTATTTATCAGCGTCATATTCATCAACAAGATAAGTATCGGCATCACCACTCATGTCCCGTGAAACAGTTTTTAACTGAACAACAGTCGGGTAGGTTTTTTCAACATCGTCTTCCCCGACCTTATAAGTATGTTTTACATCTCCAAGAACAATTACGTTATACATATTCAATCACCTCCCACTCAACATAAATGGTAGAGTTAGTTCCATTGACTGCTCTATTAAATGTAATCGTTAATGCATCAGAGAGATGTCCTCTTGGATGAACCCCAGACCAGTAAGTGCCTTGGTAATTTCTATTAGAAGAAAAATTTAAAAACGATTTTTGAAGATCAACCGTATCAATAGACACGGTAAAAGAAGTATCTGTAGAAGTTACATAACCTCTTTGTATACTTTTAATATTACTAGCTGGTTGCAAGTCAGTACCTGGGGTTAGCTTTTTACCAACGAGCATTTTAGTGGCGCTCAAGGCTGTGCCAATTGGGAGAGTTCCTGATCCTGCTGATACCGTTCCATCTGCATTTAAATAATATTGTTTGCCAGCCACCTTGCCTGATTGGTTTTCATTAACGCCACCTAATAGCGTAATATCCCCACTAGCATTTGCGCTAATGGCTGCTTCAGCTAGACCTAAATATTCAAAAAAGTCTAAATTAGTAACAAAGACTTTAGAAGCACCAACATACTCAAAATAACTACTGCCGTCTTGATGCATAGCTACCTGTTGCGTTCCACCCACATCATGGTTGTTGTTAGGAACGTACCGATTATACCCTCTCAAAGAAGAATAACTTCCAGATACAACATATTGGTGGGCGGTAGTAGGTGTTTTATTAATCGTAGTTGAAATAGTCCCGTCACTACTATTAACCTTGAACATATAATACTTCATGGTTTGTGTGCCGCTGGCAGTCGTTATAAAAGGAACACAAAACGTATCTGCTGCGCCTGTTAAAACATTTATACCTTGGACTCGCAGACCATTTGCATAAGTTGTTCCTATGCCTTTTGGCTGTGAAGTGTCTTCATCCCGAATCCATGTCCCCATCGTAAAGGCTGATCCAGTATTCCTAAAAGAAACAATATTACCTTGGTGGCTTACGGCTGCTAGGCAACCATTTGAGTCACATTTTACTGACTTCCACCAATTATTATTTGCAACTACATTTGTATAGGTACTGCCATCTGCCGCAGTTAAAGCGGTTAATGAAGCTGAATGAGAGTTTGTAATGGTTCCATTTGCTGCAACGTCTATCGCCCAGACAGACGTTCCTCCAGAGCCATGCCCAGCAATAACCACGATTTGATCATTTGAAGAATCAAACGTGGCGCACAAGTCGGTGTGGCGATAGTTTCCTGTTGTTGTTACGTCTGCAAGTAAAGCCGTCCCATAGGTGCAACCATCCGCAGCATTTGTAGAAAAGTTAATGAGCCTACAAGTCCAACCATAATAGGCTCCATCACTTCCTGAGTTTGAGGTTGCGACTGCAAATACTTTCCCATTGTCATCTTTAACTAAAGACCCCATTCTTTGAGAAACTTTGTTATGGGCGGCATCAGCAAGAGTATCATCAATATAAGCTGTCTGATAAATACCGTTTGCAGTGTAATACTTTGTAATTATTATCCTGTTTGCAACATTTGAATCTTTAAACCCCAGTTCAATCCAACCGTCATTTGCGTCATCCCATATCACATCAAGACATTCGCCATTAACACCATAAGTCTGACCATTTGCGTGAGACATATTTGTCGGGGCAAACGAAATGGCTGCCGCAGTATTGACCGTGCAAGTTCCAGCAGACAACTGACCTTGGCGAGTATTTGAGTTAACATGCTTGCTTCTCATGTATGCAACTCGACCACTTGCTGCATCAATGCGCGACCAACTTGCACCGTAAGCATTACCTGTGTTGTTGTAATGCAAAAAACGAGAAGATATTGATATACCAGCCCAAGCAGTAGGACCGGAAGCGGTTTGCTTTAAAACTTTACCTGCCCCATCAATTAACACTGGATCTCCAGCAGCAATTGTATTTGCAGCGGTAAAGCTCGACTTTGTTAAAGCGCCAGAACTACTGACACCTAATTTAACTGGCATTGATGTTCTCCTCTCGATTAATGAGTTCCAGCATTCCTTGTTCTGGCATCCACTCTAACCACGTTGTAATAATATATTTGTCCTGTGTTTTAGAAGGAAGACCACGGTGATACCAAGGAGGCTGACTAGGAATGACCATGACGTTTCCAGCGACAGGGGGTATAGTCACATTCGCTAGAGTTATCTCTGTGCAGCCGCCATCTGTTACATCATTCAAATACAAAATAGGCGCAAGAATTCTTCTATGCATTAAATGGTTGTCAGCTTCACAGTGGATAGCAGGATAGCCTTTTGAGCCTTTTGGATACTTCTGTATTTGCAATGACGAAATATAAACTGGTCCTTCTGCCATATTGCGCGGCAGATGTTCAGGATTAACTGAAGCAACAGCGTCTATCCATCCCTGCAAGTAATCAGCACAAATATTTTTAAACTGCTTAGTCAATAAATCTGTGATCTTTTTGTGCTTTTTTGGGTGGTAGATCCAGCTATACCCCAAAGGAGAATCGGTGTACCCTCTTATAAACAACTGCAAATCAATACTATCTTTCACTTCAGCAGTAGCCTCACCACTCACAGTCGCACCGACACTAGTTAATCCTGCTGTATGGCAGTCTTCAAAAAACTGAATAATTTCTTTGCATTCTTCTTTTGTCAAAACACCTTGGTACAAACCAATAAAATCAGAAAGCAACGGTTGTTGTTGTGCAACAGCTAAACTATTCGCAGACATTAGACCGCACCCCACCCAATAGTAGAATTTACAAACACCAATTGAACTGAATTAGCTCCAACACCAATTTCTCCATCATCAGCAACGGACTCGATATTAGAACTATTTCTAGCAACAGTAACTGCGGCAGAACTTCTGTTTTGAATTGTAACACTGTTTCCAGCAGCAGGGCTGGCTGGCAAAGTAATTGTGACGGCTGAACTACCCGTAACAATTAGTTGATCTCCAACAACCGCTGAGTAACTGGCAGTCTTGATAGCCCAAGGGTTGTATGCTCCGGTTGCCAGTGCAGCAATTGCCTGTTTAATTCGCTCTGGTGTAAAACGTTTAACAGCAGTTACACTTCCAGCTTCTGCTTCTGCCTGAGTCGCTACAGCAACCTGTGCGTTATACGCAGTCTCTATTTCAGCGTTGCTTTGGTCAGCTGTTGCGCCATCCTCAACGTTAATCATGGTCCTAACTGCAGCAGGAGCAATCTCTTCTACACTGCCAGCACCAGAAGTATCTCGTCCTAGCAACCTATCAGTAGCCGATACGTTCTGGATTTTGTCATAAGTGACCGCATCGTTTTGAATCTTAACAGTTGAGACTGTGTTGTCATCCGGTGTTCCAACTGTCACAGTAGAAGCTGAAATCCGCACAACTTCTACACTAGAACTATTAGGAGGAGCTTCACTAAAAGTTAAAGTAGTACCAGAAATACCATAAGTATTTTTCTGTTGGTATACCCCGTCTATATAAACTTGCGTATTATTTTCTTCAAGGGGATTAGCCCCCATCGTAAACGTAGTATCAGAGCCATCACCCGTAAAATTGTCTACGGCAAGTGTCGCTCCACCGCCACCAATCTCACCCCAATCAGATCCATCATAACCTTCAAACTGTGTTTCAGTAGAATTGAATCGAAAATATCCAGCGGCAGCAGATCCAGGTCTTTGTGCTGTTGTACCCACAGGAATGTGCATTGAGTCAGTAGCAGAGCCTACGTCTAAAGAAACGTCAGGAGATGTATTAAGGATACCTACCCGATTGTTACCTTGATCTACCTTTAACACCGTGTCATCTGGGCCTTCGTCTTTTACATCTTGTAAAAGCGCAGAAGTCATCCGTATTTCTGCTTTCGCTCCTGCACTAAAAGCCGCTGCACTCGTACCATCTTGAGCGCGAGTAACTGTTAATGTAGTTCCAGATATGCCCGTTACTTTAACAACTTCTACCGTAGTGCCATCACCGTTGTCTAAAGTAACGTAAGCATGATGCCCACCACTAATGGTAGGAAAACCTGTAGCACTAGCAATCGACAATGACGTAACAGAGTTATTTATCCCTGCAGATAGCGTAGTGCTAAATTTATTTGCAAACTTTACGCCCATGCTCTCACGCCTTTACGAGACAGTAATTACCCAAGTAATTGTCATCGAGTCGTTACTAGATTTATTAATAGTTGTATACACAGTTCTACATAGCATTGTGCCACTAGAAGAAGCATTAAATATACCTGCTTCTACCAAAGCACCTGTACCCGTGCCAGCACCAAAAGTAGCTACATAAGTTACTGTGCCAGCCCCTGTATTAACAGTAGTGCTGGTCAAAGCAACTCTAGCTGCTTCTGCACTTAACGCAGTTTGACCTGCTGCAGCTGCTGTGTTGTTTGTGCCTACCGCCATGTGGCTCATGGCCGTTGCAGTCGTATCTTTCATACGGGAAGCAACGTAGCCTTTACCAGCTGTAACCACTAGGTTATCAACCTCTTGGACGATTTCATCATTCAAACGAATAATTAATCGGCCTTTCATATTTAAATCATCTGAAATCATTGTTTGCTCCTAGCCATTAAACGTTGCCGTATTCATGGTTGAGTTGTTTAAAAGTGAAAGAGTACCACTTACATAATTAATTGACAGTGCTTCTGCTATAGAAACGCTATCAGCTAACGAATTTTGCCCGTAACTAAAAGATATTTGTTCCGATATATTAGCTGAATCAGCCAGTGCTTTACCAACGGAAGTTGTTAAAACGTCACTAATTCCCACTACATTCTGTTTAAGTATTGACTGAATCGTTTGGCTATCAAACACTTCATCTACTGTAAACGCATCAGAAAGCGGTAACCCTATAGTTAACAACGGTGAAATACTGTCGCCCATGCTGACAGAATCACTAAATGTTCTAAGGATATTCAGTAATGGACTAAAAGAATCGCCCATGCTTACTGAATCAGCTAACGCTTTGCCTACGTTAATAGCAGGAACATCAGCCATACCTATACTATCTGCGACTGCTTTACTGTACGCAAATACAGGTGCATCGCTAAAACCAAATGAGTCAGCAAAATACTGGTTTAAAGAATCTGGATCAAGCCGAACATCAACCATCTGTATGTTTTGATAGGCCAATAGTCCCTGTGGCTGAGCATACGTAATCTCTGCCTGAATGTTTTGGAAGGTAATTGTTACCTTACTGCTCAATCGAAATCACTCCTAACCTTTAACTTAACCAGATCATACACAGTATGTATGCCACCATTTGAAAAGGTAATCTCTATCTCGCCTTCAAAAGTGCCTTCTTTTGTCAATGTGCCAGCAGGAAAGTTAGTGGTTACTTGCCCCCCAGACGCATTGGTTACTGTGCATGTCAAAGTAGATAACACCGTAGTCGTACCCACTTCTCTAATTCGTAACCTAACTGTTGCTCCAGACAACGCAATTGCTGCCCAAGTATCACTGTCACTAGAATCTAATGTTTGCCCCGTTGCTGCTGTAGTAGAGTCTTTCAGGGTAAACGTCAACTCAGGTAACGTATCACCCGTGACTAAATTTAATGTGCTTGAATATGCCATGTTCTATTCCTGTATACCCTAAAGTTGGTTGCGAATGGGTATTAATCTTTGTTCAAAAGTTTTCCCTATGTCAAACCCATTCCTAAAAATAGTCTCAATTGTTTCTGCTGTTGGCCCAAGTGCAGGAGTTAATGGAAATCTACCCCAATCACTAGCCTGTTGCATCATTATAAGCAAAGTAAAAGGTCCATAAACCCCCGATCTGTCTACAATCTCTGACATATAATCAGGCCAATCCATTCGATCCGACCTAAAATATTTAGCAGAAGGTTCAACTCCTGGTAATAACCAAGCTAATCCATTCTTAGCGTATTCGCGTAATTCAAGACCAAGCATAGTCAAAGGGAATAAAGCCAAAGCTGCAAGCCCTAATAAAGCAGCAGTATCTGTTATTCCGTCAACAATGCTCTCTCCTTCTTGTAAACGTGTTCTTGCTTCACGTAATGTTCCTCCACCGATTACTTTGCCGAAAGACCAGAAGAAAGACTTCAACTGCCAGATAACAGCATACCGTGGGTCAGATGCCCAAAGAGGACGCTCTGCTGAATTAGGTCTGAGTATAGAACTTTCTACAAAACGAGTTAAACCTGCTTGTATCTTTTTCCCTGTAGGTGTAGTCATGTCTCGACCACTCCTAGACCATGCTAAAACATCTGCTGCATTTAGGTTTAATTCATCTAAGTAACGGGCTGATCTTTCATTCGTAGAAGCTGGATCTGCGTGGCGAATTATAAAATTTATACCCATTTGAGAAGCAAAAATACGAGTAAAATGAGTAAAGAAATTTAACCCTGTATATTTAAAAAAGAGATCAGAAGATTTTCTTGCTTTAGGAGTCATAAACTGACGTTCTGATTCGGTTAAAAAAACAGTTGCTATTGTTTCTGGTCCTATAACATTTAGATCCCTAGCAAATAACTCTGCTTCTTTGTAATCTTTAATGCTATCTCTTATAGCTTTAAAGCCATCCGTAAGACTAGCAAACTCTTTAGAAGCAATAAATGGTCCAGCTAACTCGGTTAAACTAGCCAATGTAACAAAAGGTAAAATAGTATAGAACTGAACGACTTGCGCCCATGAATTAACTTCTCGCCAGAAAGGACTTAACGGAGCTTTCTGAAATCCTAAATAAGTTTCAATAATCTGCCGTGCTTTTTGCCGTTGATCAGGAGGCAGTTTCTCCATAGCAGGTCCTAAAATATCCCTGCCTTTACTGTCTTTTGTATGACGATTCCACTCTACTCGTTTAGTTATACCATTTATATATTCAGCTAAAGATTCTTCTGGCTGACGTATAAAACCTTTTTCAAGTAATATAATGGGATCAATATCACTGGTTAGTCTTCTAGCTTTTTCTCTACCCTTTTGAGGATCAGGACTCCAAATAGACTCTCCTAATAACTCTAAGTTAGAATCGCCTTCTTCAATCAAATTGATTACAGTTTGTGTAACCCTTGCCCTAGCAACGTCATCATTTAACTGATTACTCTCAGTAAGAATTGTTTCAATAAAAGCATCTTTAAACTGTGCAATAGCTTCTAGGTCTAATATGATTGGGGTAAAGTTTTTTCGCTTTCCAATTTTAGAATTAGTTCCTTGTATATAAGTTTCATATACTTTGTCATAAAAGTTCCGAACTTCTACAGCAAGTGGTATGTCAGGGTTTAATTGTTCTGTTGGAACATTTCGATGCGCTTCCCGAATAGCTTCAATTGTTTCTGGTTTAGATGGGTCGCCTACCATTTTTAAAAATAAATTTTCTAACTTTTGCCGCGCCCTTCCCACAGAGGGTACAAATCCTAAAGCAGAAGCTACATCTGGATCTCTAGCAGAACGTGGTTGTTGCGCTCTTACATAAAATATATCCGCTATAAAAGGAGTAGCTACTTTACGTAAATAACTGTCTGCGCTAAACAAAATTTCATATGCAGCTTTAGCTGGCTTCCCGTTAATTATTCTTCTAACTACTTGGGTTATCTTATTAACAGCCGCCCGTAACTCAGGACCACCATCACGAATTACTTTATCAGTTACATCATTAATTATATTTTGTGACGCTTCATTATCAGGTCTAACATCTTCACTTTTCCGCTTGCTTGCTAATACATCATCCAAGAAAGACTGAAATGTTTCATTCATAGGCGTATCAAGTCTTTCTCTAAACGCTCTATTAGCACTGCGCCAATATTGTTTCATCTTGCTTACAAAATCTTTAAACGCTTTATCAATAATATTCTTTGGTTTTTTACTTAAAAAACTTTCTGATGCACGTTTAGCAAACTCATCAGAGAAAAATTCGTTAAAAGCAACCGAGGCATTATTTCTTGCTGCATCCATGTACTGTTTATATTTAGCAGACTTTTCAAAAGCTTTCTGTAATCGTTCTCTAATCTCTCGTTTTGTTAGCATTGAATCTTTTAATTGCCTAAACAAAACGTGGCCGATTTCGTGGGCAGCAGTTTTACCTTGAACTAAAGGATTTAAATTAGAGTCTACAAAAATAATTGAACGGCCTTTACTACTGTGACTTGGTATGTGTAGGCCATATACGTCTGGTTGAGCAATAAACTGTCTGGCTTGATCAGCATCTTTTTTAGAAAGATATTTTTCTAGTAGCCCTGCTGCATCTAAACTAGCAATTAAATCGCTTGATAGAATAATAGGTGGGATGTTTAACTTTGCTAATTTCAAAGCAGAGTTAATAAAAGAAACAACTATAGGATCAGAAATACCGTAGTTCTTAGGCAATACAAGTTGTCCGTCCTGTACTTCTAACCCTGCTGCAACCCCTTCTTCAAAAACTGCTTGCCCCGTAGTGTCTTGCACATCAGTGTAATCGAAATAATTATTCGTACTTTGTTTTTCTTTTTGTAATTCAGCTGACTCTTGTTTATTTAAACCTTCTTCCTTTGCTTTAGTTTCAAGTTCAACTTTTCTGTTTTGTTTCTCAAGTGCTTCTTGTTTTAATTTATCCCTAGTTATTTTTTCTTCCCTCTGCCTACCAAGGGCTTGATCTCTTAGCGTATCAAAAACTACTAAAGAAGGTCTTTGTGGTTCAGGCGTAGCAGTAGTTTCAGGCGTAGCAGTAGTTTCAGGCGTAGCAGTAGTTTCAGGCGTAGCAGTAGTTTCAGGCGTAGCAGTAGTTTCATTTTGAAAATCTTCTCCAATAAACTCAAGCTGACTATCATCTCTCTGAGGTGTATCTCTCTGAGGTGTATCTCTCTGAGGTATGCTTAAATCGCCAGTTCTTCTATCATCTGTTAAGGAAGGGGGAGTACCAAACCCAACTCCTTGCCCCAAAGGTAACTGTAGCTGTGTTGCTTGATTTAGCTCAGTATCTGTAATAATTGTAGTCGCTTCTGGAACAGTATACTGAGCTATAGAACCGTCCCCTCTAATTAAAGTAATTGAATCTGGTTCTTCTATGTTTGACCTAGTTAAAGGCCGCTTATCAGTTACTGCTAATGTACCGTATATAGCGTTACCTTCTTCATCAAACATAGGGTCGTATAAGGGGTTATAGGGGATTGGATTACCATCCTTATCCGTAATAAGAATACGTTCTCCGTTTTTGCCTTTTCTATGCTTAAATCCGACAAAACCAGTAATAACATTATCTTCAACAATTGCTGGAATATACTTAAGTGATGTTCTAGTTTTAGGTCTATTATCTATTGTTAATCTTTTAGTAGGAGCAACTTGGTCAACGTTTTTAGCTCCTACAGATTCTAGTGTTTCTTTCTCATTAATTTTTGACACGTAATCTACTGGTACATAAACCATTCTCTCACCCGTGCGTACACCAGCTGCGGCAAGCGCATACGGAGTTGGTTTGTATCTTTGATCTTCAGGAATTTGATCTAGCCTTAGTAGCCCTGTAGCAACTCTTGCATCGACTCTTATTTCATTAGGATCTAATTTATTTTCGCCTTCTACTGAAATAACCTGATCAAATTCAGTCAAAGAAGAAACTTCTTCAGGCTTCATTGAGTCTGGATCAAAAAATTCAAACGTGCCTTTTTCTAGTCTTTCTTTTATCTCAGGAGTTAAGAGAGGTCTTCCCTCTTTATCTTTGATTACCTGTCCAGCTTTATCTCTTTGAAAAAGACTATTAACCTCATCCGAAAATAAATCTCTCAAGGTTATAGCTTTATTGACTCCCCCTACATCTACTACAGCAGCTATTACTTTACTTGTAATAAAACCTATATCGTCTAAATCATTTATATTTTCAAACGTATTATCTAAAGTACCTTGCCGAATTGATACTTCATAACCATTTTCTACAAGAGTGCCTAAAGCTTCTAATAAAGATTCTCTTCTTAACACCCTGTCAGATACTGCCGTGCCATAATAAATCTTGCTTTCGGCCTCTAAAATTCTGGCTCCCATGTTAAGAATGTCTACAAGATTTACTTCGCGTTCTCTACCTCTACCTTCAGGGGGTTTAATCCTAACGCCTGACGCTGGTGCAAATTGACTATTCGCTGCTTTGTTTACAGATCGTTCTAAAAACTCCGGTAAAGGAAACCTAGCTTCATCTACTATTGAGCCATCGGGTAATTCAATACGGTTAAAAGAATCTTGTAAAACATAGGTAGTAGCAGACTCAGGAAAAGTACGAAAAACTTCATACCGCCCTTCCTGATTCTTTCTAATTTGAATAGTAGAATCTCTATATTGTCGTTTAGCTCTTACAGCCTCTCTTAATAGCTGCTCACTATAGAAACGAGCCTCTGAGTTTTGAAAGTCCGTTTCAGGAAACTCTAATTTATACTCCTCCCTCTGTTTCTTTTCTTTCGGAAAGACTCTTTGGTTAGCTGGTTTAGGTGGGTATGTAGACGTACCAACCTTTTCTTCTACTAGCTGTACATCAGAATCTGTTGCTTGTGTAGTATCAGCTAAAGTAGATTCGTCTAGTACATCTGTTACAACCCCACGCTGATCTAAAGTAGCAGTGCTACGTCTTTGTGGTTCTGCATCTGCAAATGCTTGTTGAAGCTCTGGGTCCAAATCATAGACACGTTCAAGCTCAACTCGGATTTGTCTTAATCGGCTACTAGCAGCAGTATCATTAGTTTCTGGATCAATGACAGGGTTTTCTAATGCCCGTATCCTAGCGTCTTCTGCCTTTAACTCTGCTATAGTTTGAATTACCTGTCTTCTTAACTCAACTGTTTGACTAGGAGTAAAAGGTGCTGGCTCACCCAAAATTTGTCCAGACTTTGCGCGAACTTCAGCTTTAGGGGTAGTTCCTCTTACCCTCATTTCTTGAGGTTCAGATTCAAACTTCCGCTTCCTATCTTCTAACGCTTTTTCTACAGTAAGTACGTTTACCGTACCACCGTTAGGTTTTAACCGTTCAGCTGCTACCTGTGCGTTAGGGATATTCGCATCAGTAGTAACTTCTTCTGATACGACGTTATCATCTTTATCAAGAACTTGAACCACAGCATCTTGCGGTTCTAACGCATCTTTAACAGCACTATATCCAAGAGCTTCTTTTAAAGAATTTTCACTCGCCCCATCTCTTACTACTGCTTCAACAAGATTCTTATTGCGACTAACAATAGTTCCACGATTAGGAATAAATGCAGCAAACGCTTCAAACCCATTAACAACTACAGTCTGTATTTGTCCATTTCTAGTTGCGCCTTGTGTGGGGGTATTACCTGCAACCCATACTGCTTGTTTCTGACTACCGCCCTTAGAGTCATCAGTCATGGCGTTTAACTGTGCCTGTATATCAGCAGCAGACTCAGGAGAAGTAAACCCTGAATCAGCATCACCAAACTGTTCTCTGTTAATTACCCTAGAAACAATAGCCTCACGGCCTTGATCTATGTATTCTCTAGCCTTTGCAAGTATTTCCCCTACTTTTGTTTTAGCTGCCTGTCTATTTTCTTCGCCAAACATCTGCCCAGTATTTTCTCTGGCGGCATCTATTAAAGTATCTCTTCTGTTTCTAGCTGTTTCTCCTAAGTTACGAAAGTCACCCTGTTCTCTTGCTATGTTAATCTGTGAAACACCACTGGCTACCGTTCCACCTGCTCCACCTAACGCACCACCACCAAAGAAACCCATGAAGGCAGCTTCTGCAAGACGCAACTGAGCATCTTGAGTATCAAACTCATCATCCATTTCCATGCGATTAGCAACGGCTATACCTTCTTGGACTACTTCTGTACCGCCTTGAACCGTAGCAGACCGTAAAGTTGACTTACCAATATCAGAAGCAAAACGACCAAGGTACGTTCCAGGTCCCGTAGAACGTTTAGCTGCAACGTTCATTAACGCTTTTGCCATAACAGCTTCACCACCTACGCCAATAACAGCTTGCGGTAAAGCAACAGCCCCTGCCCTGAAAGCTGTACCTCTATCTAACTCTTCTCCTGACTCTAGTGCTTCAGAAAGATTACTACCGGAAAGAGGAACATACTCAGAAACACCTGCACCAGTTAAGGCCCCTCTAGTAATTGCTTTTCTTCTAAGTTCCCTTTGCTGCCCAACAAACATACGGTAAGCATTAGCGGCTAAAACGGACTCATCTAAACTCGCCTTACCCGTTAGCGCCTTTTCAGTTGCATCTCGTATTAATCGTTTAGCTACAGCACGAGAACCTGTAGACATTATGCCTTGCCCTACAGCAGCTGCTGCCCCACCTACTCCTGCAGATACAATAGAGCTAATAGCATAAGGAGCCAGTTGACCTGTTCCTTTTGCTACCTGAGAAAAAAATCCTTGGATAGTTGGTTCATCTAAGAAGCGCCCAAATGATTCAACGCCCTGCAAAGGCACAGCTGCAAACTCTTCTTCGTACCTAGCACTTTCTATGTTTCTGGCAGCAGCTTCATCATCACCAATAAGGGTCTGACCTAACGCCTGAAAGTAATCTATGTCTGCTTTAGTTTGTTGTACAGTGCCTCTAAACCCCCGTTTAAAAGTATCAACCAACCCTCTAGGTTTGTCTTCTACTTGAGGAATGTCACCTGAAAGTAAACGGGTAAAATATTCACTCATCTGTTTGCTTGTCTTTCAAGAATATCAGCTTGCCCAGCATTTATATCTGCTCTAACCAATAAAGCATTTGCTAAGCTTGTGCTTACTGCTCTAACGTCTTCAAGCTTAATATCGCCACCTTGTATTTCGTTATCAGTCCCAATAAAGTTAAAAGTATTTTCCCCTTTATTAAACCTTATAGCATTCCCATCAAAATCATCTAAACGGAGTTCAACACCCCTAGAAAAAAGACTTCCCTTTTGATCGGCTAATACACCAAGAATAACTGACAGTGCTTCATTGTTAGCGTCTTCTATAACTTGTACTGCTTGTACATTGGTAAAATACAATGAACCATCAGGCAAGGTGCTTGTATAACGTCTTAACCTATTCCGTGTATTACGAAAAAAATCTGCTATGTCTTTTGTAGCCCCGTCTAGTTTTTTGTTACTTTTTATTTGTTTACGGTTCTCGATTAAAAAGGTATCGAGTTTCCCTCTTAATTCACCTACAAACTCACGCTCCTCGTCTACAAACTTTCGTTTTGCTTCAATAAGTTCTTGCGTTTTCTGTGCATTGCCAAGAACTTGGCCTTCAGCTTCTAGCTTTCGTTTTTGTTCATCCCCCTCGTACTCTGTACGTTTTTGTGCTATCTCTTCTAGCCTTGCTAAAGAATTATTTACTTCAGCTACCTTTCCTATAATTGGACTAATTTGCCCAATTATACTAACTCTTTCGTCACTTAACTCTTTACTACTAAGATTTGGGTCGCCTGTCTGTAAAAGATTATCAAGAGTTTCTTGTAACGCTAGTTTATCTTCAGGTCTAGCTTCAGCAACTAAGATAGAACGCAACAAAACTTGCTCAACGGTTGGAATGCTTTTAGCTTTGTCTAGGCTACCCTTCACATCTAAACCTTCAAGCACTCTTTGCAAAGCATCTTTTTGTGGCGCAGAAGGGACAAAGCCTTCTGCTATCCGTTGTTCTGCTTGTTTTGTTAGTGTTTCATATAAATCTTGATCTTTTTGTTGGATCTGTTCTGATACATTTTCTAAACCTAACAAGTCTTCTTTAAGTTGTTTGTAAGCATCAGATTCCATTTCTTCTGTACGAACACCTGCTTTAAGTAACTCGTCTTCTTTTCCACGCAAACCACTTAAACGTTCCTCTAAATCAGTAGTATTTCCAGTAGCATCTTGAGCAATACTTTGTTCCGTATTTTTAATTTGCTCCTTAATATCTAACAGGTTATCGCCATTTGTTTTGTAAACAAGCGTATTTCTTTCTATCTGTTTTTCTGTTAATTCTGCAGATTTATTTGGATTTGCTCTTAACTTTTCTATTTCATTGTCAAGACGGTCAACTTTTACTTTTGCTTGCCTTATTGATTTTTGTACAGGAGTAGAACTTTTATCTGGATCAATAAACGGAGCAAAACCAAAACCCGTTGGATTTGCTGCTGACTGCATTCCTATTTGTAAAGCTGGATCTGTAGCATTACCAAGTATTGAAGCAGGTTGATTACCCCCAACTTCTACAATATTTTTAGGAGCCTCTGTTGTTAAGATACTAGGAACATCCAAGCCAAGGTCTACCGCTAAATCAAGCATTAACTCATCGCGTTCTTCATCCGTTAATTTAGGGTCAGATATGTAAGATAAAAATTCCCTTCTAAAAGCAGGGTTGCCAGCTTCGGCTTCAGCCGTAGTTAAAGTATCTATTTGCCCCACTACGTTATTCCTAGCTACTTCGTCTGCCATCTCTTCTGAAGTAACTTTTCCTTTTCTATCCGTTAAAACACTATTTGCTGTCCTAACATTAGCTCCAAAAGATGCACCTACATTCGTATCAAGAACCCTAGACCGCCAATTTAAGTTAATCATTTCAACTAATTGAGGGTAAGTAAACTGCACAAGGTTACTTTCTCCAGATGTACTCCCATCCACAGTTAAAGGCGCACGAGTCCCATCAGAATAAGTGCCAACCACAGAATAGAGTTGTTCACCTTCTTTAGCAGGTATCACCCCTGAAAATGTATCTGGACGTAGATCAGTTGAGGTTACTGTTATTTCACCTAATGGTGTATTAGCCCCATCCCCTTTAAATGTTGTTTCCTCGGACCTTGTTGGACCAAGTACACCAGCAGGTAAAATTTCACTAGGAGTAAACCCTAAATCTTGTAGCTCTTTGGCTATACCAGCATTCTGTATTGTTCCTAATGCTAGTCCATCAACTTCTGGGTGACGGCCTTCAAGCCCTTTAAGAAGAGCTTCTTTGTTTAAACGGCCCGTACTTTGATCAATAAGTGGTATACCATTAACATCAACTCCAATAAATTTTTTAATCAATTTACTAGCTTCTGTGTTTCTAAATCCCATTTCAGCAACTTTTTGATTATTCTCTTGTACTTGTTGATTAATTTTAAGTTGATCTTCATCTATTTGATTTCGTGCCTCATAAACACCTAACCTGCGGCTTTCAAAGTCGCGGTTTTTTTGTGCTTCTTCCCTACGAAAATCTAGCTCTTCCTGCCTAAACTCCATTAATTGCTCTTGTTGATCAGCACGTAACATCATGCCGATCATGCTTGTTAATCCTCCATACGGATTGGTTGCCATAATTTTAGTCCTATAACATCAAAGCCATAATAGCCATTGAGCCTAACCCACCTATCGCACTGTACGTTGCTTGTTTAGAAGCCGCTTGTGCTGAACGATAAGCATTGTTTCGGCTAGTAGCATCCGCTGCTGCACTACCTAACTGAGCTAAACTATTTCTATTTATACCCTGCCCAATCGCCATTAAATCATTAAGCAGTTTTTGATTCTGATCACGCTGAGCAATTCTTGCATCAGCAATTGACTGAACACCACCAAGAACCGAGCCTCGATTAACACTTCGTTCTCGTTCTGCTACTTCTGCAGGAGTCAAAGCAATACCGTACCTTGACCTGTTTCGCTCAGCAACTGCTCTAGTTCTTTCTGCTGCTCCAGCAGCATCTTCTCTGGCGTAATCAATTAAACTGGTATCAGTCGTTGCACGTTCTACCAATTCTTTTTCAAAATCTCGAAAGTTTTCAAGATAATCCATGTACTCTTGTTTCGTAATATCAGCAAAAGTTTTCTCAGGATCATTCACTGGAGGAAGCGGATTGGAACCAGCAGCACCAGCAGCATTTGTATTAGGCTCAAATTGTTGAGTCTCTGGGTTGTACCTGCCGTAAATATTAGGCATCCTCATTATTTACCTCCCCCCAAAAAATCCACCGAAAAGCCCATCGCCTAACCTATCACCAATACTTCGCCTACGATCTGCCCCAGGAGTAAGTGTAATTTCGTTAAGTGGAGTATTTACTCCATCTCCACCTGTATTCTCCATAAAAACACCCCCTCCAACATCAGTACCACCAAAAAAACTATTGCCTCTTTGTTTATTCCTAATACCTTGAATAAGAGCAGCCCCACCTAACTGCACACCTGCTGCAAACTTAGCCGTAGCAACGTCTTGGCTGGTTTTTGCTTTATTCAAAAGCTCTGAGGTTGCTAACCTAGACGCTTTAGCTAGACCAGATTGAGCTTCACCTAATTGTTTATTAGCCGTAGCAATTACATTAATGCCTTGTGCATTCTTTGCTGCTTTAGCAGCTTCATCACCTTTTTGAAGCTGGCTAGTACGAGCCGCTGCTACATTACTTAAATTCTCTATATCCCGTGCGCCCCTATAGCTAGAGTTATAAGCACTAACTTGTTGGTTAACAACAGCATTCATCCTGCCCCTAATATTTCTGCGAAAGTTTTCAGACTGAGCTAACTCTTTATTCTTTAATATGAGTGGCTGATAAGTATTTTTAAAAAAATCATGTTGAGCTTTTGCAACAGACGCACTTGTTTTTTCCGCTTCAGAAGCTTTGTAATCCTGCTTTTTAGGTTTAGGGGCCATTAAAGTCTCCTTGTATATACGGAGTGGTTTAACTCCCACCCCATGTCTAGCCATCGTTGTGCAAACGGTTTTGGTGTTCGCACCTCTATTTCTATGTATCCTGCTTCTTTAGCTTGCTCACAAAAGAAAGAAAAATGTTTTACTACGCAATCGTTTCCTTTTTCTTCTGCCCATGCTAACCAAACAAGTAGTGTCCTTTGTCCTGTAAACTCATCCGTTAAACCAGTGGTAACTACAAAGCCACCTGAAGCTATCCACAAATGCGCTTGTCCGTTAACGCAAGCTGCATATATATCTTCTGGTATAAAAGTCAGATTCGTCTGGTCGTTTAGTATCTCCTGTATCCCATCCTTAACCCAAGGCCAGTGATCCCGAATATCAGATAACTGCGGCTCATCGGATCTCTCTTCCATACCTGTTTCTCCTCCTGTTTAATGGTAGGAATGGCCCACCATATCGCACTTTCCTAGCTACGCCAGTATCCGACTGCGTTGCTCTACGCTCTGCAGTAGTTAAACCAACGTTATATATCTGCCTATATACATCAGCGCCCTGTAAATCACTCCATTCTCGGTTTGGCATACGCAACAATCGAAACAAAGTACCATTAACAATAGCTTCTCTGTGATCCTCCATGATGTCATCACTGCAACTTGTAGACGTATGTAACGGCTTTAATTGAACTCGTAACCGTGTACTGTTTGCCGTTGTCTCATTAGGCACGGGTACAAGGTAAAACAATGTACGAGACTGCTTTACAAAATATTCAGGTGTACCGTAATAAGAAGCTTCTCGCCATTTAGGTTTGCGCTCCTCTAGTAACGTAGTAGAAATAGGTTCTAAAGCATCTCCGTTGTACAAAGCCCACATAATTTTATGGACAGCTGTATCAGCTGGTGGCTCAAGATCATACTCGTAGATACCGGATACCGTTGTAATAGGATCTAGCTCTGCTTGATATACTCCTGTCTGCTCACATAACTCAATTACAGTAGAGCGAATATTTGTTTCGATCAGTGAGTCAGGGCAGCTTTGTACCATTGGAATTATTTCAGGTAACAAGGATTCATACGTAGCCATCTAACCGATTCCTCCCATTTGAGCTTGTGGGGCAGGGGTAGAACTAGCATTGGGGCTAGTAGATAAATCAATCTGTGCTTTACCAGTAACGCTAGTAATAAATAGATTATAGTGTGCGCTGGCCCGTTGTTGACTACCAACAAACTCGCTGTCTTTCATGTACGCCATGTATAAAACGTAGTTCATTACAGCATTTGCAAAGACATCTGGTACGTCCAGATTGCCGTTTGCAGCTACTGTTGTTGGGTTAGCCGAATAAATGATTTCTAAAAAAGAAGAAGCCCCACTAGCAACCCCAGGGTAAACATAATAATTACGAGGGTTTTGATCTTCATACATATAATGCTTAATTAAAGAGCCGTGCTTTGCATCCCCTTTTACAGTAGGGTCATGCCAAGACGGTTGTATTGAATCCAATGAATCTCTTGAAACTAATCGAGTAGACCGTTTACCTGTGCCTACCCTTGTGCTTGTGTTGACCTGAAAGCCCATCCCAGCATGTGCCGTACAATAGGTGTATAACGTAGGTGCGCCAACTGCAACGGTAATCTTTGTAAAGGCCGTACCAGATCCAGGTGTGCCTGACGTTGTTACGCCTGTTGTATACTCAGAACCACCGCCATGTGAGCCGTTAGCCGTTGTAGAAAACCGTAGTGGATGCCCATTGTTACTAGAATCAGACTGATCAAAAGTATAAGTGCTGCCCTCTTCAAGCGTTAGTGTTTGAAAAGAACCGTCAATGTAATACTTATTACCGCCAGAGTTAACTACGGTCACAGCATACGTCTTTTCAATCATTGCCATGTTACGTACTACACGCAGCAAACGATTACCGTCATCCGGTATTGTCTGCTTAGTACCTTCGCTCAGCGCAACGGTTGCATTAGTAGCAGTTGCATCCGGCTTTAATAACGCTATTTCTCTCTGGGCATCATTAACCCAAAGCACCAGTTCATTAGTAGAAGACCAGCGAATGCCAGCAGTATCTTGTAACGTTTGTTGAACCCTATCTAAAACACTTTGAACTGAAACAGTCATTTATCACCTATCTAAATAGGCTTGCCATGCAGCTTCCCTTTCATCTGTCGCTACGGTGCGACCAGCAACTCGATTAACAGCGGCAGCTTTTGGAGAGTTATCCGTCTTAAAGTCTTCAGGATTACTTTCATTAACAAGCGTTTCTATTGCAGCTACTACAGCGTCTAAGTCCTCAAAGGTTTTAGGCTCGTCATTAAGATTAATCTCAATGTCAGTGTCCATTGCAGCTACTTCTTCTACCCAAGTTTCAGCAGGTTCTTCAGTTGATTCCACAACTGGTTCAGGTGTGCCTGATAATTTAGCCCCCATTTGCAATGCAACGGAACCTATCTCATCAGAGACTTCACGCTCAACTCCTGCTTCAAATAAAACAACTGCCCCACTAAGTAGTGCTACTCGTAGATCAGCTTCAGAAACTACTTTCATAGTTGCTCCTTAAAATGAGTCCTCCCCCGAAAGAGAGGACTCGATAGGTTTTACCCTACAATGAGGTACATAGTTAGTGTACCAGTTGTAGCACCAGTAGCAGGTCCTGCTTGTACTGTCACATCAATTGTGTCATCAGCAGTAAATGTTACTGGGGCAGTTGCTGTACTACCATGAGTAGCGTTACCTATTGCAAGGCTAGAGGCTGTGCCGCCAGCTTGACCAATAGTTGAGCCGTCAATGATAGAAGCAGCTGCGCCACCATACCCTACGTCTAAGACGATAGAAGGTGAGCCACCAGTGTCAAGGTCAGTCGTAGTTAAGATAGCACCATATACTGTCTCACCTTTAAACACATCAACCATCTGAATAATATCAGCGGCTGAGAGTGCAGCAGTGATTGAGTAGGATGCTACCCGAACTCCCAAATTACCTTGGGGAAAGTTCTGGAACGCAGAGTTGCCAGATACAGAGTCAGATGTAAATGTCGCCATTTGTCATTCCCCCTTATTGTGCAGTATCAAGAGCGATAACACCAAAGTCCTGAACGGAACCGCTGTGATCACTGTTGTACTTAGGTTTACGGAGGCCAAAGATTTTGCCTATCGAGATACCAGCTTGGTTCTCATAGTCAAAAGTATCTTCAACGATTTCAGGCAACCCAATGTCAGCCATAGCTAGAGACTGTGCGCCACAGAACAAGGCTCTTGCCCCTGTTACGTTAGCGTTTGCACCCCACTTGTAGCCAGCTGCACCAGCATTAGAGTTAGTACCTGTAGTTGCGCCAGATGTATTATAAACGTGACGGAACTCATGGACCATTACGCCATCAACCATCAAGCTAGAAGTGCCTGAGAACAATTCGTTCTGAGGTCCTCTAACTGAAGCTTGTCTAACGTTAGCCAAGAAGTCTGAGTCAAGCTTGAGATCAGCCATCTGAGAAGGCGTTACAAATAAATGGAACACCTCTTGGTTCCCTGCAGCACGCATACCACGGAGATAGTTATCCTTGGCATAGGCTTTAAGATCAACGATATGTCGATACTTCAGAACGTCAGTAGCAGCTACTGCAGTAGTGTCACCTGCTGCAAGATTGTCACCATTGACTCTTCTGTGCCTGTCGGCTGTAGGAGCAGAAACATCAGAGGAGAACTCAAGGTCTGCCAAATCATGTCCTGCTGTTGGAGATGCATTTCTCAATGCGCCATTTGTTTTGTTGGTGTAAGCAATACCAGAAAGCGTTAAAAACGCCAGCTGATCTATTCGATCAGACATAGCATATGCTAGTGCATCACGAGATTGCTCACGGAAGTTAACAACACTCTTCTGGTCAGCCAACCTACCAGACATGCGGTTTGCAAATCGTAGTTGATCTAGCTCAATAGTGATGTCAAAGCTTCTGAGTGCTTCTTCATTACCTTCCAGAGTGTTATCACCAGTGATACCATCGCCTGTCATATCCGCTAGTAGCGTTATAACAGCCTTAGTACCTTTGTCATTTTTTGTTAATTCGGTTACACGCTGTACCATAGCGTTCTGACCAGCCCCTGCGAACTGATTAATGAACGACATGTTACGTGCAACTCGCCAAAAGTCGCGTGACCAAGCGGTTAATTGGTTGCTAGTCAGCGACGCAAAGTTAGTAAGAGCCATTTCGGTTCTCCATTATGCGTTACACTTTGGGCATAAGCCCACCCTAGCCGTTTTATGGGACGGCTAATCCGTTTCCTCGTATCGTGAGGTACGTCTTAGCGCAGATTTGAACAAGGCGCGACCCTTGGAACCTTTAACGTCTGTCAGACGAGTGCGTTTTTACCGTGTACGACACGCTCTAATATCGTTTAGAGGGACGAAAGACTGTATATTAGTAACACTCAACCAATTTGGTCAAGCTATTTTCTATATCTTCTCGTTTTTTTCGCTACTTTTTTAGGTTGAGCAGAGAATTGCTTACCTTTTTTGGTGTCTGCCTTCTTTTTTCGGCTAGTTGCAGCGTATTCTTTAGAAGAAAGCCGCTTTATCGCCTTCTCAGGCAGGTATCTTTCACCTGTAGCTTTAGCCCCTTGGGTACTAGGCTTGCCAGACTTGGTTCGCCACTTCTGTTTCGTCCATTTCTTTAGACTTTTCTGTGGTTTTTTAAGTGCCATCAGCTTTTATACCCACCACCTGCGGCTTTGTACTGTTTTGCAAGCATCTGGGCTTTGCGCCCCGACCATTGCCCAGCTTTACCGCCTTTTGTACCTGCTTTAATCTTATTAAACAGGTTCTTACGCATAGTTGGCTTAGTGTAGTTACCGGATTCATTGACCCGTGACTTAGCTTTTGGCTTGGCTTTCGCTTTTGACTTGCCAGTTCTACGGTTTACCATTATTTACCCACCTTTTTCTGAGCTTTCTTATGAGCAGCAGAAAAACTTGTTCCTGCTTTCATTTCTTTACGCATCATAGCCATGTGCTTTGCGCTATGATGCACCGAATGCTTCTTCAAAGTAGCCTCTTGCCGTGCCGTTAGCTTCTTTGCAGTGGGTTTCTTCTTAGCTGGCACTAGCTTCTCCTTTTAGGAACAGGCATTGGACCCAAAGGACGATTTTTACGGGGTTTAGCTTTAGGTTTGCTCCGTGCAGCAGCACGTTTCCCTGCTTCTGGATATTTAGCTGCTGCTTTTTTCCTAGCTTTAACAATACCAGCTGCCATACCAGAACCGCCAGCTGCAGCTTTTTGCCTTATTTTATCCATAGAAGACCCTGTTTTGGGTTTTTTCTTTTTTGTCATTCGTCCTGGGATAGCAATCCCAACAGGTTTCTTTTTCATCTTAGTACCCCATTCGCTTTGTAGGTTTCTTTTTGGCTGGTTTTTTCTTCTTTTTCATGCCGTTCATGCCGTTCATTTTCTTCTTGCCACCGCCTTTTTTCATACCGTACATAGCTCTTTACTCCTAAGTTATTGATATTACTACCATTTTACTTTATGTGACCAATATCGCGCAGATAATTTAGAAGGATTAGAGTCCTGTGCGTTATGTCGCGCATAGTATGACTTCTTTCTGGCCTTATCTTTTGCTGATTTTGGATTTTTACCAGCCCCACTCACACCTTGTTGCCCAAAACGTATTGTCTTCACCTTGTCGCCCTGTTTAGCAACGACAACGTGAGACTTTGTTTTGTGGTTAGGTGTACGTTTTGGCTTGTTGTAACCAGATACACCTGCCCGTGCTAATCTGGGGTCTTTCTTTTTAGGCATTACAAGACATCTCCTCTAAGCCTTTTCAAAGTTGCATCGGGTAAAGCGTCAAACTCTTCAGGTGTCATGTTATTCACATCTAACGCTTTCTCACCCTTGGCTGCAGAGCTTTCTCCTGGTAGTTCAGGAGGTTGAGCATCAGCTGCTTTGAGTTTTTTGCTAACTTGAGAACGCTGCTTTTGCTCTTTAGCCTGACCCAAAGCAGGTACATCTGCAACAGTAGAAGAATCTAGCATATTATTTTTTTGTAATACATAGGTTGTTGCTTCTTCCAGTGCTTCTACAGGATTCTGCCCTGAAGAGATAAACCCTGTCATGTATTTATTTACTTCATCGGTCAGTTCTTTATTAAACTGATCAGAGTTAGCATCAAAAATGGGAAAAGCTTCTTCAATTGAAGACGCAACATCTTTCACTGCATTAGCAGTAGAGTTACGAGTTACTTTTGTTTCAATGTCTTTAGTTAACTCTGTTTCTATCTGGGTGCGTTGCGCTTGCCTAATCTCCTTACGGATTGTTTTAGCTTTGTCTTTGTCGCCATCAAGCACCGCATCCATGTACTCATCTTCTTTTGCATCAAAGTCATAAGCTTCAGGCGCTTCTTCAGCCGCTTTCTCTGCTTCTTCAGTCTGTGCAATTCGTTTCTTCAACGCCTTGTTCTGTGCAAGCACTTCATCAAGCCGTGACTTAGGAATCATCGGAGGCTTTGTTTCTTTTTTCTCAGGCTCTTCTTTAAGTTCTTTCGCTACAGTCTCTTCTGTTTCATGTGGAACATCTTCTTCTGTTTCAGCCTCTGTTTCTTCTTCTGCTTCAGCTTCTGTTTCTTCTTCTGCTTCAGCTTCAGCTTCTGTTTCTACTTCTGCTTCAGACTCTGTTTCTTTAGCTTCTGTTTCTTCGCCAAAAGCAAAATTCATATCAAGGTCATCCCCTTCCTGCCCTTCCAAGGCATCAGCCCCAGGCATAGTCTCATACTTGATTGTTTCTTCAGTTGTATCTTTAGCTTGTTCACTCATTGAATAGTCCTTTAAGTAGGTAAGTTTTCAGGGGTACGTACATTAGGTATGTCAACCTGTGCTGGTTTTTTAGCAGCGGTCTGCATTGCAGTGGCAGCAATACGTGCTGCTGCATTGGTTGTTTGCTGATTAGTTCTGACTTGATTTGTTGCGGCAGAAAGTTCTCTTCTAAGATTCAGTTCTTCCTGCTTCATTTGAATTTTAGACTGAAGCTCTGCCATCTTCATCTGAGGACTCACATCAGCTGTATCCTGAACCTTCGCCATATTAACTGCAGAATCTGTTTGTATCTTTCTAACTTCAGCTTCCAGTTTAGCAAGCTCAAGCTGCACACGCTCCATCTCCATCTGCTGCTGCATCTGCATAACTTCTGCTTGCTCTGGTGTAGGTGGCTCTTGGCCTGTAATAGAACGAATGCGCTGAGCCAACTCATCTTTCTTAGCAAGATGTGAATACTGAATGATTGCATCATCAGGTATCGCCACACCAACCTGCCGTAAATTAAGGGCTTCAGCAAACTGCACTTCATCAAACGAATCACGAGCAGGAGCAGTCGATACAATCACATCGTACTCGCCTAGCGTCAGATCGTTTATAATCCTACCTTCAGGTGTTTCAACGTTAATCGCTACTTCTTCTCTTGGCTCCATTGGCATATCTTCATTTGTCACCATGATAATTCTTTCTTCTGTGTAGAAGGTCTGTAACAAATTAAGCACACGCTCTGCCAGATACTGACGAGTCTTTCGCAAGTTATCCAGCGGAACCTGAATCATTATGACCCCACGATTCTGCTTTGCCTGAATCGCTACACCACTCACTTCAGCAGAATCTGATCCCAGCATAGAGTCGTTGATACCAGAGATCGTTTGTATATTAGCAGCAGCTTTCTGCCCGATCCGGTCTAGCCCTGTAGGTATTTGATTTGGTTGAATTTTTACCGGAGGACTAGAGCCACGGTTGTACTCCAGCACTAGCCCTGTCTCTGCGCCATGTTCTTCAAGGTCATCTGCTTGCATACCCACTAACGAGCCGCTTTCTACCATCCAACCACTGTTAGCAGTAGTGTTAACGATATGCAGTTCTTGGCTTGCAATCTTATTAAGTTGTTCTTGTGGTGACAAAAGATTACGCACCATGCCAAACGGACGGCCTCTGCGGAAATACGCAAAGAAAGGCACAATCGTAAAATCGTTGTAAGGCGAAAAGTCATCATGCAGTACTACTCTGTCAGCAGTCACTGTCCAACGCACCCTACGCTTAACTTTTGAAATAACGTTTAGTCCGTATTCTTTAGCAAATTTTTTTGTCTTTCTATCACCCCATGCTTCAGGTACGTCCCTTTGATCCCCTGTCATGGGATCAACAAAACATTCAACACGGTGCATCTTTTTGTACTGACGTTCTATGACTCTAACGGAGCGCACATTTCTGTAGTCATCTTCACTTGGCACGCCTGACCCAAAGTAGTCATCAGTCGGATCAAGATCACCGAATCGAGTTTCTTCGTACTCAATGCTGTCACGCCCGTAACTGTTGCCGTTCTCAGCAACGAAACGGATCTTCTCTGCTTTGTCTTTGCCGTATAACTCTTGTATCTCGTCAAGCGTCATCCAACGAGTTTCATAGATTTCGTTCCAAGTCTTAGGGTCAGAGTCTTTTGCATCAGGATCAATCAATATATCAAGAGGGTCTTTTGCAGTAATGCGTATTTCACCCTCAACGTGATCACTAAAATCCATACGCACATCAAAGTACCCACGCCCGTCCATGATCAAGCCGTCACTGAATACCTGCTGCTCGACCCAATCTAACTTGTTGTTATCAGCAATCTGCATAAACAATTTATTGAGTGTCATTGCGATGTCATTGTCACCATTACGTCTGGGCTTGAACTTAATGTCAGCCCTACGAGTGGCTTGCTCACCCAGAACAGTATTGATGGTAGGTAAAATAGTGTTGATCGTTAATGCAGGTCGGCCTTCTGCTTCAAGGTTTGCTAGGTCCTGTTCGTCCCATTGGTCCCCTCTATAGAAAGCATCGCATCGTTTTGCCATCTCAATATAATCAAGATGCCCATTGTCTCTTGCTCTGGTGTACCGACTCCACTGCGTTGTTGCAATCTCTTGCTCTTCTGCTGGAGAAACATTTCTACCTTTAATCTGCGCCATTGTTATGCACTCATCGATGACTTGGTTCGTTCAGGCTTCATCATGCTGTTTAACCTGTCGCGCCAACTGGGTGTATGAATTACAGGGGCTTGATAGCTAGAAAATTCAGTCATCATCAGACCTAGCCACGCTAATGCGTCTACTTGGTCATCATGTATGCCGCTTGGGAAACGCAACAACTCTGCAACTAGCGGTCCTGTGAAGATCGCATCTTTGGGGAAGTACACCATTCCTTGTTGCATCCGTCCCTGTATTGCTCTTGCCCTAGCTTCTTTGTCTCTTCTACCTGTCTTCAAGTCCTTAATGTATATCTCGTATAATCCTCTCTCCCGTATCCGCTTCTCCAAAAACGGACCTAATGCCATTTCAATGTGTCCTTTCTCAATGCCCACCATTGATGGTTTCCATTCTTCATAGAGATCAAGTATGCGCTCTACGATCTCGAAACCATCAAATCTACCACGTACTACATCAATCACAAAGAGTTCATCTCTGTCATTGACTCCTACGACCATGCCTACGGTATAGTCATTTCGATCACGTTTACCTATCGCCAAGTCCCAAGCACAGTAGTAGCGCATGGCTTCTGGGTCTATATCATCGTCATCGTAATACTGAATCATCTCGCGTGTAAAGTATTCTCCGTCATCTGATACCGGATTCTGCTGATACAGCGCAGACCAATCACGCGGTCCTACTGCACTACGGATCTGACTCAAAGCCGCTAAACTGTATCTTTCTGGGTGGAGGGCATCTCCATGATCTCGATATTCTTCTTTCTCTTCTGCGATGGCAGGGTAGCGTACAACTTCCCAAACGTCACCGCCCTCATCAGACGCTTTAAGCAATCGCCCAGCCAAGTCATCGTCATGCCAACGAGTAAGTATGACCAGAATGCCCCCACCAGGAGCCAATCGGGTATAGGCTGTGGAAGTGTACCAATCCCAATTAGCCGATCTATTATTCTCCGACTCACTGTCCTCGCGGTTCTTAATAGGATCGTCAATAACAAGAACGTGCGCTCCTTTACCTGTGATACCACCGCCAACACCTGCCGCCACATAGCCGCCACCGCCTGTAGTCAGCCACGCTTCAGCCGACTGCGAATCTGGGTCAAGGCGTGTTTGAAACGCTGTTTTGTAAGTTGGCTCACGCAATAGTTGACGAACTTTACGACTGAATCCCATAGCCAACGAGCCTGAGTACGAACAAGAGATAAATTCGTGTTCAGGATTCCTGCCCAAGTGCCAAGCTGGGAAGGAGACAGATGCAAGCGTACTTTTGCCATGACGAGGCGGCATAAAGAGCATAAGCCTTGGAGACTTTTTTGCCACCACATCACGGCTGAATTGTTCCAAGCGTCTGCAAATATCTTTATGAACCCACCCTGCTTGGTAATCTGCGTTAAACCGTTCAACAAACGGGAGTAACCTCTTGCGAGTAAGGATTCGGAGGGCGAGTTCTTTTCGTGCTTTGTCTTCAACGCTTAACTCCTCTGTTGTTTCTTGTGCCTGAATGGGTGCTGGTGCAGGAAGAGACTCTGTTCGATCCGCTTTACAGTAGACGCAAACGCCATCTGTTCCACTAAACAAAGTCTCTACGTGAAAATTGGTGCAAACGCTGCACTGTTTTTTATTCACTTAGGCTCCAGATAGGCAGTTTCTCTCCCTGCAATCTCCAGTAGTTCCTCGTCAGTCAATCGCTCCAACTGCTTAGCAGTCGTATTGATGCTTATGTTCACCTGCGTAGCGTTATCTGGCTCTCCTAGCCCGTGCAACTTGACCAAAGAATCTACTGTGTTCTTCATCTCTGTTGCATTTGCTGCTGCGGTGTATGCTTCCATATACATCTGGTGTGCGTTGTTGCGATTGAATCTGACTTCTTCTCGCATCTGTTCCCGAAAATACTCTAGTGCTTTAGCTACTTTCGGTAACTTTGATGCGTTAAGTGCAGCGGTGTATGTGCCATACCCTGCTGAGCGACCTGCTGCAGCCACTGTCATGCCGCTACTAATCATTAGTACCAGCCGTTCCTGCTGCACAGTCAACTCGCCAAGCTGTAGGCCCATGTAAGGAACATGAGATTCAAACTCAGCATGGGGCATTTCTACCATATCAGTAGTTAAAGGGTTTCCCACTTCACTCATCAGGGCATCTTATACACAAGAACCTTGTATGCACAAGGGGCTAGGAAAAATTTTGCAGAAAAAAAATTTGAAAAATTAATCTATATCGCTGAGACATTATCTCCTCTTTCGCACAGTTCGACACCGTAACACCGGAACCCCGACCACTGAACCTTGTTTTGCACTTGCTTCTCGGAACCTTGTCCATCAGTAACCCCTTCACTTCACCTAAAACCAAAACAATCGGTGAAGCTCAAGTCAAATTGATTTGTAATTCAACTAAATCAAGGACATACCAATGGTCATAGCAACTATCATCCACGGAAACAACAAGATCGCCACCATCAACATACCTTCAACCATCATAGGCATCAACGATCAACTAGAATTTGCCTTCTCCACAGCACAGAACCATGACGGCAACATGGGCTGGGACAATGACCCTCTCGTTACAATGCTACCTAACAACAAAGCACCAAGATCCACAATGGACGGGGACCACATAATCATCAGCTACCCCACTACTATCACCACTACCACCTTCAAAATACTGCCCATCGGCTTCGAGATTGTATACCCAAGCGTCACTGAGCAGATCACCAACCGCCTCAAGCCTCACGCGGTCAGCTTGCTCCAACGTGTGTCAAGTGTGTGTCAGGACTGTGTGTCACGTTTACAATCGTAACACACTGAATCAATTGAACTTTATCCAATGTGTGTCGTGTGTGTCAGCTTTTTCAACTTTCACATACTTCACACACCCTATAAACATAAGATTTATAGCCATATTTACAACAATTTCTAAAAAACTAAAAACCAAAGAAAAACTAGACACACTTGGCACACAGTTGATTTTACTGGCTAAAACTCGACACACATAGGGCACACATCTAAACACACACCCCAAAACCAAACACACACCTTGAGCCTAAAACCAAAACCATCGGCTCAAGCTCAAGTCAAATTATCAACTAAATCACTTGGCAGGAGGCCAAACATGACACACACATTAAACTTATACGACACACTTCACTACCACCTAGAATACGAAGCATGGATAGATAACGACATCTCCATCTTCTCTGACGAGATACTCAACAGAATCCTTCAGGACTTCTGGTATCTATTCCTCACCAGCCACTCAACCTCAACCGAACCACCCTTCTAACACAACCAAGCCTACTCAGACTCGTCTGGGTGGGCTAACCCTCGTGACCTTACAACTAGGAAACTCACATGACCAACGCTTACATATACATCTTACGCATACTACGCATCAGAACTTACCCAGTAACCAAGCACAACCCACTCTTTGTATGCGGTGTGCTGGTACGAGACTCAGACATCGACAACCTTTACAACTCATAACCAACAGGAACTCACATGACCAAAGAACAAATGGACCGAACTCTAGCGAAACACAAAGCAAAAAGAGAACAAGCAGAAATCTCTCGCATGGACGCAGAACTATCAGCATCCAACTTCATAATCATCTTACTTACCGTAGCTATCGTCATACTATGGTAACAAAGCTAAGCCTACTCAGATTTATCTGGGTGGGCTTCTCCCCGTGAACTCATAACTAACAGGAACCAACATGAACGAAGAAACAATCGAAACAAAACCATCACTACTAGACCAAGCCAAACTAGCTGGACTCAAAGCAATATCTTTCACAGCTAAACTAGGCACACAAACCTTAACCTACGCAAAGAATCACCCAGACGAAGTGCTACTCGCTATCACAGCAGTATGCCTCTGGGACATGGATCAAGCACTAGAATCAATCGATGAAAACACAGAGCTATCAGCCGCAGTTGACATCACCGAGTACCACGAAGCTAGATCCTAAAACCCAAACCAGCTTGGGGCTAACACCAAAACCATCGCCCCAAGCTACAGTCAAATCTATCTGTAAATTTTCTAACGGAGTGCTATACCTATGCTACAACAAGAACTTCTCAGCAACATCAAACAATACGACAAAAAGACCTCACGCTTTGAACAATTCCACCAAGAGTTCAAAGACAAGTGCGACAGCTTAGCCGAAGCTGGAGACTACGGCAAACTTGCCAAGCTCGCCTATGGCAAAGGCCGTAAAGCTGCGGACTTCGCTGCTAAAGCGGCACGAGAAACAGATGACGATCAACAGTCATACCTTCTCAAAGTGCAGAGATACTGCCTCGAAGAAGAAGCCTACGCAAACGAATGCTTTGCAAGAGGCACTGAGGAACAAGTATTCTCAGCACTAGAGAAAGAGACAGGCACTGAACTCTTAGTCTGCTCACTCGCCCCTTAACCAATCAAGCCTACTCAGATTCGTCTGGGTGGGCTTGTCCTCGTGAATCCACAACTAGGCAACACCAATGAGAAAATATAAAGCACACAAAGAAGGACTAAAAGCTCTCGGACTAGCTAATGAAAAATTTGATGAAGAACTAAAGTACCCAATAAGCTCAGCATTAGCTATTAGCGAGATACAAAAGATACAAACCATACTATTCTGGGCTTTATTCTTAGGCACAGAACAACACCACACAATACGCAAACACAGCAACTGGATCTAGGAGGATCTTATGGAAATTAAATTCTTACTACACACCATCGCAATGCTGATCTTCCTCAGTGTTGCATGGTTCCTAACCACAACTTTAATACCACAACCTTCACCTCAAGAACTCTTATGGATCTCCATAGGAATCATCACATTATGGGGAGGCGCAATGGTATATGAAGCCGACCAAGAATATTCAAATAGACATAGGAGGTCTAAGTGAGCCATCAACCAGAATTCACAGACGAAAAAATACTAGCAATAGAGTATGCCACCCTATGCCGAAGGCTCGATGACCAAATAAAAACAGAAAAAGGCTACCAACAAGCTATTGATGAGATGGTAGCCATTATGACTAGTCGACTTCAAGTGATGAAAGCAAGCGGTAGTATGGCAACCAAACACAGACTTGAAGAAATTGAAAACGGAGATATGTCATTCTTAAATAGGGGGGTGAGATAAAATGAATGACACTTGCCCACACTGTAACTCAGAACTACTTGGTGATGGTTACACAGACTCTATCCACTGTGAGTTCGTAGAGAACGTGCCACTAGGCACAGAACCTGACGCTGAACCTATCTATTGCAACGTCATACCTTAAACCCACCGAGGCTCGGCCCTAAAACAAAAAGAGTCGGGCCTCGCTCAAGTCAAATCTAATCGTACATTCATTGAGCTTTAAGGAGTAAAGCCAAGCATGTTAGCAGAACTAAATCTTCACATAGAAAACTGGGACTTATTGGATAGCGATACGCAAGACAGTCCCATTCACACTAATGAACGCATCAACCAAGCAATCATTAGAGAAGATACACTTACCGAATACGAATCTACCCATGTCTTAGGAGGACAATAACTATGAGCGACACTTTCATAACCAATGCACTTGACCAAATGACCAGTAGAACAAACTTTATTGGGCATATGGCATCTGACATTTACTGCACCGACACTGATGGCGAACCAAGAGTAGCGCATCAAATAACAGCTTACTACGCTAAACTACAGAACGCACGTAGCTCTGCCGCAGTAACTAACTCAAGCTACTCAGGTTCAAAGCCAGAAACACTCTTCACTTTTCTACCAGAGCTTATGACTAAAGTATGCTGGAACGCCAGACGACAAATCATTTCTCAGAAGATGGCAGAAGAGAACGACTTAGAGAACGGCCAAGACTACAGCCAAGACACTGCAAAAGAAACTGGCGTGTACGTCTCAACAAACCGTATCCCTGAGATTGTGAACGATGACTACCAGACACTACAAACTGTGTACGGTATTCTTCTTGACGAAATGGACTACTTTGTAGAAATGGTAGACGATGCATTACCTTTATACATAGAGAAAGAGCCGGACACAGACGGCAACTGGCAAGTAGTCTACTCAACAGGCAACTGGGACGATGCACTTGAACGCATGAACGAGAAGGCCGACGCACTCAGAGACAAGGCCAACGAAATCAGTTCATCACAACTATCATCGAAGCTTAACAACCTACTCAAAGCTTCCTAACCACAACCAAGCCTACTCAGATCCGTCTGGGTGGGCTTTTTTTATTTTCTCCTTTCTATAGGTGCATTAAAATGCATCTTTTATAGCTGTTAACAAACCCCCGTTAACAGCATTTTTAAAACACTGGAGGAAACGTGCCATCTTCAAAAAATAATTTACATCAACAAGAAATTACAATCACAATCAAAAATATAGATGATGAAGTAGTTAATTTAGAAGAATTAATACTTACTATTTTTGAAACTGAACAAGGAAAAGAAATCATACGTGAACTTATACGTACTGAACTGATTGAACTAATCGGAGGTAAAGATGAGCGACATTGATCCAGCAACAGCAATACGAAACTTGTGTGAACACATTGGAAATCAACGTGCTACCAACAAACCAATAAAACACAGATTCTTTTACTACAACTACACCAATGATGCGACAGCAATTATTGATCGTGATGGTAATCCAGCAATTGAGTACATGGATTACATGCCTGACTACATCGTGAGGATATGTAATAAATGGCTGGGTAACACAACCGCTGATGTCGAAGCAGCAGTAGCGTGCGAGATAGCAGGTGATTGGAGTGACTTTGATACGCATTTTGTTAGGCAAGGTGCAATGGATCAATTAAAATTGGAGATATAAAAATGGGTAGATATTACAACGGTGACATCGAAGGCAAGTTCTGGTTTGGCGTGCAAACTAGCGACGATGCAAATTTCTTTGGCGTAGAAGGACAAGCCCCTTACTTAGAATACTACTTTGTAGAGGACGATCTGCCAAAGATCCAAAGCGGTATTGATACGTGCTTAAAAGAACTTGGTGATATGAAAACGGAACTCGACAAGTTTTTTGATAGCGGTGGTGCAGGACTGCATAGCAAAGAAATTTTGCAACAAACTTTCAATATACAAAAAGAAGAAACAAACAATTTTCTTATATGGTACGCACGACTTGAGCTTGGTAACAAAATATTAGAGTGCGTGAAAGAAAACAATGAATGTTCATTTAGTGCAGAACTCTAGGAGGAGTAAAAATGTTTCTAGCAGGTACAATCGCAGCACTAGGTATGATCTTTCTATTACTAAAGTTCAACCTAAAACGAGTAGTTAAATTCGACATCGCACTTGATGTCATCATCACATTCTTCTTTGTGTGGATCTTCTTAGGCACATTCTCAGGCATGATGGCTGGCCTCATGGCTGGTTGTATTGTGTCTATCTTCTTGTATGCAGCAAGAAGGTTTATGCCACGAGAAGAACTAAAGTTCGTCAAGACTACGAGCTTCCCCTACCGCAAATTTATCTGGGTCAAAGCCCAGTAGAGGTGCGCACCGAACCAGCGAGTGCCAGTTAACGGCTCCCGAAACCAGGGTAAAGACCGAAAAGGTAAGAGGGCAAAAACTACTCGTCATGTTAGCCGTGTGACAATTCGCTGGGGGTAACTTAAATCTTATAACTTTCAGGAGGAAAGTATGCAAAAGGAGTCAAACTGGTACAAAAACGAGGAGGACTTAGCTCCTCGTCCCAACAATCCATACACCCAACTGTATGTAATGTATCGAGCATTGTACGAATGCAGTACCTCGCACAGTGGCACAGTAAAAGACGTAGCCTTTATGCTTGGCTGCATCGAAGCAAGTGGTGAGATGCCAGCAGGTATACGCCCTATTCGCCTCGACAAACATGGCAACAGTGCCAGTGATATGACTGCACGTTTGCGTGACTTATTCTATCGAGGCTATGTAAGACGCGATGCTCCTGTTGATGAAGTGAATCCAACGGAGAGGCTCAACTACAACATGCCATATACTAAAACCGTACAGCTTGAAAGAGCAGTATGGAGGATTGCCACCAGAGAAGAGTTTGAGGAAGTAGCTGCGATATACATAAAGAAATCAATGGCAAGAGATAAAAAATACAGGGACTCTAGAAAAGGTGCTAAAAAAGAAGTCGTTAGATTAGTTCAAGGCGCTAAAGATTTTGCAGAACACGCAACGGATCTTTCTTCACAAAGACAAGCAGCTGAGAAAGAGTTCTTGGATAAGAAATTAGCCTATGAAAGAGCTAGGTATAAAAATAAAACAAAAGAAACTTTGAAAGCACAAGCTCTTGAAGAAGTCAAAGCAGAGATCAAAGCCTCTCAGGTTAAGGCATTGAGATACGTCCTAACCTTTGGTGCTGGTGCTGGTATAGCTCTCATACTCACACTCTTGGGGAAACTTCTATGAAAATATACAACGTCAACGAACAAATGATCAAGCTAATCAAACTGTTACGTCAAAAAGATATGTCTTTAGATCCACGCACACCATCTTACAAGTATGGCAATCCTGATATCCAAGCACAAATAAGAGACTGCTTGAACGCTCACAATGAGTTGGCCCTTAGTTCAGGATTCAGAGGTACATTTCGTGACGAAGTAACATTCAGCAAAAGGGATCTCAATATACTCAATACACCTCCCTTTCCAACTATTTCTGGAAGTCATAGGAAGTTTTGGGACGGTGAGATCATCTGGGACTACCACGCAGATGAAGAAGGACTGCATCATCTGAACTGGTACTACTACAGAATCTTTATCACAGATGAAGAAGCAGAAGAAGAGTATCCCATATGGACTTGGTTACGACCTTGGCATATGAATGCAGATATTCTTGGAGAGAACTCAGGTCATGCCAACGATAAACAACTAGGAATGCTGTACGACAGAGCGCAAGAACACATGCGTGAGATAGCAGATGACATTGAACTAGAAAAAGCGGGGTACTAAAGATGGGAAAAGTAGGAAGAAAAAGAAAATTTCCTGAAGGCGTTAGAAACCAAATAGTGTTTACAGTTGATGATGACACGTTTAATCGTTTTATAGAAGCCAAAGACGTACTACAAAACAGTATGCCCGAAGCTTTGAAAAACATAGAAATCTCTAGGGTAGATGCTTTCAGAGGACTAATAGAATTTTTCCTCAATAACCACGACAACAAGGAGGACTAAACCGTGGGCTATACACATTACTGGAAAACCACACAGCCAATGACGGCATATGAATGGGCAGACATATGTAAATCTGCCATCACTTACTGCACCAGATCATCTGTACCAGTAGACATTAGAACTTCTATGTACATGCCAGCACCCTATGGCAAAGATACAAAACGCCTACGATCTGAAATAAAGATTGAAGGCATTGGTGAAGCAGGATATGAAACATTCGTTCTCTATCCATACGAAGAAAACTTTGCTTGTTGTAAAACAGGAAGGCGACCATATGATGAGATAATCGTAGCCGTACTCAATCGTGCAGCAGAACGTTGCCCTAAAAAGTTCTTCTGGAAAAGTGACGGCAACTGGGACGATCACGAAAGTGGTCTGACGCTACAGTATTCTCAACCAGCTAACCCTAAAACAACTGCTTACTACTGTGTAACTTACTGAGGTGTGACATGACTATGCAAATAGACGAACTTGAAAAATTTTTGGAGTGGTTAAAAACTTCTCCAGCTACCAACTCTATATCTTCTATGTCTGGGGGATATGTTCACGTTAAATTCTTAATCCAACGTAGTCTAAATCAGATACAAAAAGAGGACGAAAAAGAATGAAGCTAAATAAAGCACAACAAAAATCCCTACACATAAAGTGGCTACAAGATAATCAAGGCTTATCTTACCTGCAGTTCAGACGCACCGTTGAATCAGGTTTAGGTATGGACAATTGTGCAATGGTAAAATGGGGCAACATGTGGCTAGGGATTGAAACTGACGGATATACCCATTCATAAATCGGAGGAGAGTATGGAGAAAGAGTATATAAAGTGTGCATTGTGCCATCAAGATATACAGCCTAATGCAATTGGTTGGGCAGAAGGACACAACGGACTACCTTTAGTTGACGGCAGAGTGTGTGATACCTGCAATTCATTTGTAGTAGAACACAGGATAAATACATTAGTGGGAGGTGAAAAATGTGGATAAAAGTAATTCCACCTGTCTACAAAAAACTGACTAAGACAATGCTAACCAAAGGCAATCCTGATTGCTTCAAAGAACTCAAAGCATTTGCCCGTCTGTTTAGCGTAGACTTTTCCAAGAGAGTAGAGCTACCGTTAGTCTTTACAGACGGTACAGAAACAGTCATCCGGTTCTATCAGGTGACAGGTAACGGTGGTCGTAAAGACTGTCGTTACAACATTCCAGCAGGGGTATTGAAACAGCAAGCAGAGGTAGGTGATACCATTGCTTTCTCGTTTACACATACCAACGATGGAAAAGTTATGCTTGTGGCTAACGTCACACGGCATAAAGAGTACGAACATCTCACACGAGATGAAATCAAATGGACCGATACTGGTTCTTAATTATCACCAGAAAAATTTGGAGGTTTAAACGGTGAGAACAATCAACGATGTAGACGAACAAGGAAAACTAGAGTTTTTGCTTGAACAAGTACGAGATAATGAGTCTCGTAAAGTAGACTTCATGGCAAATACTATGGACCTACAGTTCAATGCTTGCACTAGCTCGAATGCCCAAGAAATGCCTGGGCCTCGTATCATTGCAGAAAGCAAAGGCGGTATGCCAACTAATACGTTCAAGGTAAACAACGTATGCTTGGATCAAATTACCACTGACGCTGGGCTATCTATTAAAGACGGCAGACGTTTGACTGAAAAATACCCTGACGAGTATTCAGCAGTCATCAATGCAATCTGGCAGCAAGAGCCTAAAGTCAAACTGCTACGTACTTATGAAACTGACAGCCGACTCGACATAGCTCGTGCGTGGCTATCAAACAAGTACAAAGTCTTTGACCACGCACATATGGTTGAAAGTGCCATAGATTCTATTGTTGACAGCGATGCACAATGGAAGATCACACAAGGCACAATAACCGACAAGCGTATGTACATGCAGTTCAAGAGTGAACTTACTGTTGCAGAGCCAGCAGTCGGTGATCGCATGGCACTTGGACTTAACATCTCAAACAGTGAGACAGGTAACGGCAGCATAGTCATTGGTCAGATGATGTTCACACTTGCTTGCCTCAATGGTATGCAAACATCACAACTACTAGGCCGTGTACGCAGACCTCACTTGGGTAAAGCTAGAGGTTGGGAGTCAGGTGAATTACAGTACCTACGACAAGACACCATTGATGCTCACAACCATGCAACAAGACTTGAGATACGTGATCAAATGTCACGCATGAGCAACACTGAAAGCTTTGATGAAACTATCAGGCACATGGAACTTGCTCACAGTCGTACCGTTGATGGTCAACCAGCTGAGACAGTTGAACGTTTAGGTCAAGTGCTAAATCTAACTAAGCCACAGACTAAATTTGTCCTTGATGGTTTGATTCAAACTCTCCGACAAGATGGTTATCTAGGAAGAAAAATCAATCAAGCTACTTTGGTCAATGCAGTAACAGCTGTACAACATACGGCTCCACCTGATGACGTAAAGGAATGGCAAAAGCTAGGCGGTAAGGTACTTGAGCTTCCAAGCAGCCAATGGGAATACGTAGCGAGGGCAGCCTAATGTGGATGAGGATATTGAAATTCATCGAAATCCTCAGTTACTTATACTTAGCTAGGAAATTCTATGGCAAAGAAACCGAAGTACCCACTGCTGGATTGGAAGATGATGTACGGAGAGATACCGTTCACAATTCAAACCGATCCACCCGAAGCCATCACGCATCGGACCCATCGACTGAAGAAGTCAGAGATAAAAATTCTTCAGAAGATGGATAGAACAACAGCTGCTGATATTCGTCAGGAAATATTTGATGACATCATTGCATCGGAGAAGTGCGATTGATATACTAAGCGGCTGTGCCAAAGTCTAGCGCATGTGGTAGCGCACTCCGACAGGTATGACCGAGCCTGTAGGCACAAAGTCGGTTCTCATATAAACAAATGAAACGAGGTACGTTCTATGGCAGTTCCTGCTTTCTCTCACCAACGAGAGACTACTAACTTCATACTAAACAACGAGCGAGTCCTGATCACATCAGATCCAGGGACAGGTAAAACTCGTGCAGTCCTTGATGCATTTGCAGAACTGGTAAAGCAAAACCCAGACAGTCGCATGTTGGTACTTGCACCACTGTCTATCCTGCAAGCCTCGTGGGTTGAAGACATTGAGAAGTTCACACCACACCTTACCTGTGTTGTAGCCTACTCAAAGAACAGAGAGAAAGCATTCAAGGAATCAGCCAACATCGTTATCACCAACCACGATGCAATCAAATGGCTCGACAAAAACAAAAAGTACATCGATGCCTTTGATACCATTTGTATTGATGAGTTCACTGCTTACAAGAATCGTGCAAGCCAACGATCTAAAGCAGCAGGTCGAGTCATCAAATCATTTAGCAGACGTATTGCCATGAGTGGTACACCCAACGGCAATACTATCCGTGACATATGGCATCCTACTAAACTGGTCGATGACGGTGAAAGGTTAGGCCCCTCGTTCTTTCCATTTCAACAGCAAGTCTGTGTTCCCAAGTTAATACAGCTGGGTAACCGCGTAGTAACAGAGTGGTTAGACAAAGAGAACGCAGAGGAAATGGTGGCTGTCCAACTGCAAGACATTACGATCCGACACAAGTTAGAGGATTGTATTGACATGCCAGAGCAGACAGTCACCATGCGTAAGGTAACTTTGCCTAAAAAAATACAGCAGCAGTATGAAACCTTTGCCAAGGACAGTGTGCTGTACACAGGTAAAGCTACCATCAATGCCATCAACGCAGGAGTAAAAGTAAAAAAGCTCCTGCAGTTATGCACGGGTGCAATATACAAAGAAGACGGCACATCAGAAGGTATCCATACAGAACGTTATGATCTGGTCATGGAGCTAGTCAAACAGCGTAAGCATTCACTGGTTGCATTCAATTGGAAACATGAACGTGATCACATGATTGCTATTGCTGAGAAAGAAGGCATTGCTTATCGAGTGATTGATGGTGATACACCGGAAGAAAAACGCAAGAAGGTAGTGGATGAGTTACAGCTGGGAGAACTACAAGTTGTATTCTGTCATCCACAAAGCGCAGGTCATGGGCTGACTATGACTAAAGCTACCTCAGTTATCTGGTGTTCACCAACTTACAATGCGGAACATTATCTTCAGTTCAACCGCAGGATCTATCGTGCTGGTCAAACCAAACGAACTGAAATCATTCAGATAGCTGCCAACGATACATGGGAGCCAGAGGTTTACAACAAGCTGGGTCACAAAATGAATCGTATGGAAGAGCTACTGAGCATCCTGAAAACCACAACGGAGATCAAACATGGGTAGAGTTAAAGACCTAGAAGTTGAGAGGTTAGAAAACCTAACTGAAGAAGAACAACAAAAAGAAATGGAAGAACAAGCATTAGCAGATATGGCTGAAGCTAGGTATCTTGAAGAATGTGAGCAAGAGGAGAGGAAAGAAAATGGAAAATGATATGATCAGCATAGAGCTAGATTATGAGATGTGGTGCAGCTTTTTAAAAGACACCAATATCCCACCAGAAAAATACACTGAGTACGCAACAAACCCTCACCAACAAATTAAAGTCGAGTTTACTGACAAAGAAGATGCGGCTCTTTGTATTGAGTACATAGGTAACTTTGACCCAGAAGAAAAGCTATCACCATTAGCTCCCGTGCCTGACGCATGGACTCCAGAAACTCTTCCTGATATGAAACTTGCAGAGATAGTACGTATTGCAGGTGGTAAAACTGCACGTAAGAAAGAGCTTGATGCTCAACTCAAAGATGTGAAAGGCGACCTTGAGATACTCAACTTTCATATCTTAAAGAGGTTAAAAGAAGAAGATCAAACAAAAGGAAAGTACGGTGATTTTACCGTATCTATTTCATCCCAGATTCAACCGCAGCCTGATCCCGACAAATGGGAAGAAATCTATCAGTGGGCGGTGGACAACGGAAGGACTGACATGTTGATGAAACGAGTCAACGCAGCACCTTTCAGAGAAGCTTTGGAAAGTGAGGACATTGAGAATCCACCATCGGATTTGATCGGTACTTACACCAAAGAAACAATAAACTTGAGACAATTGTAAAAGGAAAAAAACTTATGTCGAATGAAATGGCAATACTGTCAGAGAAGCCCAAATACCTAGTAGACTTTGACGAGTCGAAAGCTAGAGGCAACGAAGGCATTGATTCAAGTCAACTGGCTAAACCCAGGATGAAGTTGTTACAAGCCACTAACCCTGAACTGCTTGAAGGTTCAGAGAAATACATTGACGGAGCAAAGTCAGGACACTTTGTTGATATACTCAACAAGAAAACCTATGGCCCTGAGTTTCTTTGTATCAATATCGCAGTCAAAGAAACCTTTGTTATTGAAAATAGTTTCAATGCAGGGGGTGGATTCTTTGGTACGTTTGATAACCAACAAGACGCAGAAAGCCAAATAGAATCTGTGCTTAAAGAAAACAAAGAACTCAAAGCAGAAAACGTTGCAGTATGGCGACATCACGAGCATCTGTTATACCTTGCAGACAGTGATATGAACCTCAGTGCAACACCTGTACTTTGGGACTTAAAGAGCAGTGCTATCAAGCCTTCAAAAGCTTGGAACACTCAAATACATAGCCAAGCAGGTCATCGCTTTTCATACATATGGAAAGTAAAAAATGCTACAGCTAGTAACGGGAGTAACACTTGGTTCACATTTGCCACAGAGTTAGCTCGTGGGGACAGCGGTAATCCTTTGTACACACCAGAAGGATTAGTGCAGAATATTCAGGAAATGCTAGATTCAGATGGCTTTAGCTTCTAAACTATTCTAAAGAAACAAAGGATGATTTGTTCAGATTACGGGTGGGATCTGTAAGCGTTGATCCTTTCCTTTGTTTCTTGTCCCCTTTCATTGGAGGATCAACGCAACCACCCATTTCAATAATTTGCAGGAGGCAAATGTGGATATAGTTACACTCGACTTTGAGACTTTTTATAGTAAAGAGTTCTCACTCACCAAGCTTACCATTGTTGAGTATGTCAATGACCCACGATTCAAAGTGTGGGGCGTAGGCATCAAGATCAACCAAGACCCTACTGAATGGTACAGCGCAGACGAAACACAAGATGCAATTGACGCAATAGATTGGGACAACGCAGTTCTCGTGTGCCATAACACCATGTTTGATGGCTACATACTTACCCAGAAATACAATGCAAAACCTGCCAAATACGTAGACACAGCTTCAATGAGCCGTGGCTGGTGGCCCCACGAAAAGGCTAATCTCAAAGACTTAGCTATACGATTGTGGCCTGACGATGAAACCATGCGGAAAGGTGAAGAACTTATTACTTGTATGGGGATAGAAGACCTGTCACCAGAACAAGATGAAACAATTGGTGGCTACTGTATACAAGACGTTGATCTTACCTATGCAGCATACAAACGTTTCAATCTTGAGTTTCCAATGTCAGAAAGAGCAGTGATTGATGCTACTGTCCGTATGTTTACAGAGCCAGTGCTACACGTAGACAAAGAAAAATTGCAGCAATATCACGATGAAGAAGTAGCTACAGCCAAACAACTTATCGAGGATTCAGGTACAACACGAGAAGTGATGGCAAGCAACGTTAAGTTCTCAAAACTACTGGAAGAGATGGACATCACCGTGCCACTCAAGAAATCACCCAACACAGGGAAAATGATTCCTGCATTTGGTAAGAACGATAAAGCATATCAACAGCTACAAACAATGTATCCACAGCATAAGAACCTGTGGGATGCACGCACCGTAGTAAAGTCCCGTATCTCAGAAACTCGTGCCAAACGATTCATTGATTCAGTCCATGATGACGGAACAATCAGTGTGCCACTCAAGTATTACGGGGCGCATACGGGTAGGTTCTCTGGTGAGCAAAAGATTAACATGCAGAACCTACCCCGTGGCAGTGTGTTACGTACCTGTTTGATTGCCCCACCAAATCAACTGGTATACGTGGCTGACTTATCTAACATCGAGGCACGTATGACTGCGTACCTAGCAGGAGAAGAAAGTCTACTCAACCAGTTTTCTAATGGTGTAGATGTATACAGTAGTTTCGCCAGCAAAGTATACAATCACCCCATTAACAAAACAGACAATCCAACAGAAAGATTCGTGGGTAAAACAGCGGTGCTTGGCCTTGGCTACGGCATGGGGCATGTTAAGTTCCGATCTGTACTAGCCTCTGGATCAGGTGGCCCAGTGCTAGAGATACCTGAAGCTGAAGCACAGAACATCGTAAACACTTACCGCATGACCTACGCCACTATCCCCCATTTGTGGCGAGTGTTGGAAAACTTATTCGTAGAAGGACGATACTATACTTACAAAAATTGTTTGACCTTTGAGAAGGATAAGATAGTCTTACCTAATGGTATGCGATTAGTGTACCCCAAACTGCGAATCGACCAAGGCCAATTGACCTACAACACAATGCGAGGTCAAGAGAATACTTGGGGAGGGAGACTCACAGAGAACGCAGTACAAGCACTCAGTAGAATCATCATTACTGACGCGATGGATAAGATCAAACGAGAGTTACCGGAGTATCGAATAGCTCTCACTGTCCACGATGAAGTTGTAATCGTAGGACCTGATACGAATCCTGATGAAACAATGGAACATATAATTAACTGCATGGTAGTTGCACCTGATTGGTGTAAAGAAATACCACTCGATGCAGAAGGTGGATACGACAAATCGTACAGTAAATGACATGACAAGATTAGTTATCTCAAGAAAAATAAATCAAAGTGTCATCATCCATGAAAACGGTAAAGTCATTGCTGAAGTAAAGCTCAGCAAAGTATCTAACAAAACTGTAAAACTTACGTTTGATGCTGATGAAACAATCAGTATTGATCGAACTGAAAAATTAAATGGAGATTTAAATACCCATGAAACTGACCTTCCTTGAATCAACAAACGGTGTAGCTTTAGCCAAGCACATCTCAGGGGACGGGGTTAGAAATTATCCAATGGTGAAGAACTTCACCTCACATGAGCATACTGTTTCGGCTGACGAAGCAGGACTCATGGCCTTTGAACAGTACCTTAGAAACTATGCAAACAAAGGGTACTGTCTTCTCAAAGGCAACTTACGGGAGCCATTAGTCAACGAAAGCCGTGCCAAAAAGTCAGATCGCACAGCCTACACGCAACTCCTTGTACTGGATATTGATAAGCTCGTTATCCCTAACACAGTCATACGACAGAAAAACTTAAACAGTGGTGACGTACAATCTATTGCTGAAAAGATCCTGTCTCAAATGCCACCTGAGTTCCAAGAAACAAGCTACATTGCACAGGCATCTGCATCATTTGGACGAGACACTAGCAAAGTAAGCATACACATCTTCATGTTTCTTACTGTACCTATACCACCCAAAGCACTAAAGCTCTGGTTAAATGCAGCTAACTTTGAAACACAATTGTTTACAGATAACTTAACGCTTAGCAGTAACGGTCAATCATTGTCTTACCCATTGGACGTTAGTATTTCAGAGAACAGTAAGACTGTATTCATTGCACCTCCTACGTTTGACCCAGTAGAAAATGATCCGTTTGATTCTAAAGATGACCGGATCGTACTGGTTAAACGAAAGAAGCATCATGTTGATCTCGCTAGGTTCATGAATGACATCAATCCTGAATCTGTATTCCAGAAAACATCAGACGCAAAGAACACCTTGCGCTCACAGTCAGGGCTAAGCCGTAAGAAAAGCCAGATTAAAAACATCAAAGTAGGTATGCAGATCGAAGAGGTGCTACAGAACCCTGATCAAATGTCTATCTCTGTATCAGATGACAGCAACCTGCCATACATACGATGCAACGTAAACGGTGGAGACAGTAACGCTTACTACTTCAAGCTTAACTCACCGACCTATATGTATAACTTTAAAGGTGAGCCAATCTTTCCCATTGAAAAAGCCGACAGAGATTTTTACCTGTCTATCTTTGAACTGTATGAAGATAAGCAGCAAGAGATGGGAATCAGCCGCTATCCCATAGTCATGCGTGATTTCTTTACTGATCAGTATTACAACGGATTGTTTGATCCATCTCTCGATCAGTTCTCTGATGACTTCCCTCTGACACCTACGTCTAAAGGATCAGTCGAATCATTTATGTTGTCACATGGGCATCCACCGCCTGACTTCATACCAGAAGCAACTATCTTCTTTGATCCAACGGCTACAGAAAACCAGATCAATATGACTGCAGCACCTTTCTGGGTCAACATGTATAGGCGTACCAAGTATGTCCTTGAAGCTGACTTACATAAGAAAGAACTGGAGTACGGTAAAGCTCACACATTACAGGATGATTGCCCTCTCATTGCTACAATCATTAGTCATATACTTGGTAACGGTGAAGAAGAGTTTGAAAGGTTCATCAACTGGATGGCGTACATATTCCAGACCAGACAAAAAACAACTAAAGCCTGGGTACTAGGTGGTGTACAAGGCACAGGTAAAGGTGTCTTTTATTCTAAGATACTCAGACCATTGTTCGGACCAGAACATGTTCCCATGCGTACCCTTAGAAACATTGAGGAAAACTTTAACCTGTATATGCGGCAAGCTTTGTTCCTGATTGTTGATGAGTTCCACATGGGATCAGCCAGCACTGGAGTTAAACGTGTGGCTGACCAACTCAAGTCAGATATCACAGATGAAGCAATCACTATACGTGCCATGCGTAGTAACCAAACAGCACCGCCTAACTACACCAACTATATCTTCTTAACCAATCGTCCTGATGCAGTTAACCTAGAAGTAACCGATAGGCGTTACAATATACCGCCACGACAAGAAGTATCTTTGGAACAAGCGCATCCCAATGTCATAGATAACATGGATAAGATAGAGCTTGAGCTACCCAAGTTTGCAGGAATACTACATGGCTTTAAATACGATAAGTATCTGGCAACCAGAGTAGCTATCGACAATGCAGCCAAAGAACAGATGCGAGTTGTAAGTATGACTGTCTTTGAAGAGTTCTGTAGCTCAATCAAATCAGGTGATCTAGGATTCTTCACAGACATATTAGAAATTACACCAAGTAATGTGATGGATGGTGGCAGGATCTTAACTGCCCAACGATATGTAAAAGCATGGATAGCAGATAAACTAAACACAGCCGAGTACAGTATTATACCTGCTGAACATTTCCGTGCTGTGTATCACGTAATGACAGAACACAATCCAATCATTAATCAAAGACAATTCAAGAAACAGCTAAACAAAAACCACATAGACACAGAGGTACGAAAGCGTCCTGCATTTGGGGGAAGAGATAGTAACCCTATTCGTGGCGTTGTGGTAAACTGGTCAACACCGGAAGAAAACGTTAGGCATTTAGCAGATGAATACTTTGAAGATGAAGATAAGGTATTGTTAAATGTTTAACCTGTATGTGTTTGGCGCAATGTATGTCTTTCTCTGGTCGAGTTATCCCACTACAAGTGAGTGCGTGGAAGAACAAGAAAGACTTATTAACATGTTATCCACAGATCAATTTATTATAGAGTGCATCAGGATAGATGAAACTAATACCAGTTGAGTCGTTGCCGTTTGAACGACCAGAAAAATTAGGACCACTCAAAGCATGGAGCTTTTCAGCACTCAAAACATTTGAAGAATGTGCATACCGTGCTTATCTTAGCCGTGTACAAAAAATACCTGAACCAACTAACGCAGCAGCATCCCGTGGATCAAAGATACATGAACAAGCAGAAGCCTATGTCAAAGGTGAACTAGGGGAAATGCCTCAAGAGTTAAAAAAGTTTGCCCAAGACTTTGATCATCTCCGTGCGCTCTATGCAGATGCACGAGTAGAACTAGAAGGTGATTGGGGTTTCACTATGGATTGGGAGCCTACTTCATGGGTAGGCAGTACCACTTGGGTACGCATTAAACTAGATGCCTTGGTCTTTGAAGAAGATAACTCTGCTAGAGTCATTGACTACAAAACAGGCAAAAAATGGGGCAATGAAATAATGCACGGGCAACAGTGTCTACTGTATGCCATCGGTACGTTCTACCGCTACCCAGAAATAGAAGCAGTGCAAACAGAACTTTGGTATCTCGACAAACAACAAACCACTAAAAAGTTTTACACTCGCAATGAAGCATTAAACTTTGCTGCAAGTTGGCACAACCGTGGTGTGGCTATGACCACAGAGGAAAACTTTACGCCTTCCCCTAGTGCAAGTGCGTGCCGTTGGTGCAGTTACAAAACAGGAAACCCTGCTCCTTGTGAGTGGGGGATAACTTAATGCTCTTTAATGGACACATAGTAGACGATAACGTTAACCACCCACCCCATTACACCAAGGGCGACATTGAATGCATTGATGGTATCAAAGCAAGCATGTCCCATAATGAATACCTCGGATACCTAAAAGGTGCAGTAATGAAATATTTGTGGCGGTATCAATATAAGAGCAAACCAAAAGAAGACATACGAAAAGCCATCTGGTATCTTCAACGCTTAGAGCAAGAACTACCCGACACGGATGAACGAACATAGCTTTGTAAAATCTGTACATCGCAAACTCCCCGTTGATTTATATAAATGGAAAATACACGACTCTTACACTAATGGTGTACCAGATGCTATGTATGCAGGAAACAAAGCTATTTTATTTATCGAATACAAATACGTGCCAGCGTTACCCAAGATTAAAACTACTCCAATTAAAATCAACCTAAGTAAATTACAGCTACAATGGTTAAATAACTTTGTTGATATGGGCCACAATGCTGTTGTCGTAGTAGGTACTGAAGACAAAAATGTACTAATTCTGAAGGATAAACAGTGGAATAAGCCTATATCCAAAGAAAACTTCTTGAAAAAAGCTGTAAAACCCTCTGATTTATCTAATTTCATCTTAAATGTTTGCACCAATATAGAAAAACCAGTACGATGATCTTGTTTGAATCTCCAAATTTAAACATAAGTTTTTTTCATGGATGTACCACCTTAAAGAAGGCCCAAGTTATCTCCCACTTGGGCCTTTCTTTTTTCTATCTCTTTACTATAATGTCCTAACCTAACTAGGAAAGTGAGGACACTATGGGATTTTTCAAATGGCTATCCAGTTTTCTTGGCGATAGCGACATCGCAGATAAAACTGCAGAACATTTAGAAACAGTTAGAACCAGAGATTCTAAAGGACGTTTTATTAAAGACGATCCTAACACTCCTGAAAACGAAGCCTTTACCACTAGAAAAAAGAAACGTAAATCAAAATGAAAGTTGCTTTCTTTGATAGCAATAACATAATTACTTCTGTTTCTTCTGGGCCAGCAGATATGTTTGCTGAGTCTTTAAAAGATAGAACTGATTACATTGAGCTAGACGAAGACACTAACGTTGATTTTGAGTACCCTCAAAAAGTAGAAGATGGGAAACTCGTAGCCAGAACAAAACCAACTGATTTGCAAAAAGCAGAGTTTCAACAACACCTGCGAAAACAACGTGACTCTATACTTGGACAATCTGATTGGAGATTAGCAGTAGATTCTCCAATGACAACAGAACAAAAAACTGCATGGCAAACATATCGCCAACAGTTACGAGACTTACCTGCCAGTTACACAAATGAAACTGACATAACAAAAGTTACTTGGCCTACGGAACCCTCATAATGTCTAACGCACCTTATTTCTACAAAGCTACATTAAAACGAGTTGTTGATGGTGACACAGTAGACGTTGACCTAGACTTAGGATTCAACGTATCACTGACCAACCAACGTATTCGTTTCTATGGGGTTAACGCACCTGAGTCACGTACAAGGAACCTCCAAGAAAAAGCAGCTGGCAAAGCAGCTAAAGCCAGATTAAATGAACTGCTTGAAAATGCAGACTTACACGTACACAGTTTCGGCAAGGGTAAATACGGACGTATTCTTGGTGTACTGTATAACGGAAAGAAAAATATTTTTAATACCATGTTAAAGGAAGGACACTTACGTGAGTATGATGGTGGTAAACGGGAGCCGTGGTTCTAGCATTTCTGCTTGTTGTCTTAGTCGAAGGGGAAATTGTGTCAGATGATAGGATGCTCTTTCGCAATATTCACAGATGCAATGTCTTCAGTAGCGCAGTTGAGCAAGGGAAGTGGAGTATTAACGACCGTCCTTACTATCGCCAACAAAATATTACGGCTTACTGTATCCCTAAAAGAGTTAACAAAAACCAAATCTTCTACGATTAAAGGAGGATCTATGTGGCAAATGAGTGCTTTACTTGGTGTTGGGTTAATTGCTATGTCTGGTGCATTTAAACTGTACTACGATAAAGCAGAAGCGCAAAAAGAAACAATGGCTGCAGAGTTAAGACAAGCAGCAGACAATGAACTGTTACTAGAAAATAGTATCAAACAACTCAACAGCCAAGTGATACAAGCAGAAGAAGACAAACAGAAAGCCTTTGAAAAGATTAACGTGCTGCAAGAACAAAACAACCAAGCTCGTGAAGAAGTTAGCAAACTCAAAAGTAAGTTTGATAAACACGACATGAACATGCTGAGCTTACGCAAACCCAAGTTAATTGAAAACATAATCAACAAAGGTACAAAGGAGGTGTTAGGTGAATTTGAAAGTATTACTTCTCCTACTGCTAACCTGTAGCGGTTGCAGCTTAATAGGAAACGGACAGTACACACCAGAAACTAAAGCAGTAGAAGTAGTGACTATTACTAAACCTGCTGCAGTCTATCACCCACCTCTACCTAACAAGATCAATACAAAACCTGTTGAATGGAAAGTTTTAACGCCAGAGATTATGGATGAGTACCTCACAGATTTAAAAGAAGGCAATGCACCCACCAATGTTTATTACGGTGTTAGCCCTGTTGGGTATGAAAACCTGTCCGTTAACATGGCAGAAGTAAAAAGATATATTCGTCAAATCCTATCTATAGTAACCTATTACAAAGAGGTAAATGAACCAGAGGATAAAGATGAATAAAGAACTACAACCAGGAAGTGAGTATGAAAAATACGATACAGATGGTGATGGCGTAGTAACAGATGCAGAACTTGCTACCACTGAACGACTGCAAGCCTTAGAGTTACAGAATGAGAAAGCCGAGGCGCAAAAAACGATGTGCTGGTTCGCCTTGTTCGGTATGCTCCTCTACCCAAGCGGTATTGTGATTACGTCTTTTTTGAAACTAGACCAAGCTGCATCTATACTAGGGGACATTGCTAGTGTATATTTCATATCCGTGTCAGGCTTGATTGCAGCCTTCTTTGGTTTCCAAAGCTTCAATAACGGAAAGAAATGATTGAATTAGCAATAGGAATTACCATCGGTTATATACTGGGAAAATATGTATGGCGGTAGATGTAAAAGTACTTTATGACGAAATAGCAGACGATGAAGGCAAGGTACTTCATGCATATCTCTGCACAGAAGGCCATGCCACCGTTGGCATAGGGCATAAAATCCTTCACACCGATCCAGAAGTTAGTTTGCCTATCAGAGATGCTTACGATAGTGCGCCAGCAGAAGACAGTATTACAGAGCATAGATGCTACGAGTTATTCCAAGAAGATGTGCAGCTTGCTATAGATGGTTGCAGAAGAATATATGATAGCTGGGAGGAACTACCTCAAGAAGCTCAGCATATTCTTGTAAACATGTGTTTCCAAATGGGACCAACTGGCCTTGGTAAATTTAAACACATGAACCAAGCAGTAGAAGATCAAGCTTGGGGACAAGTAGCACTTGAAATGGATGACAGCAGGTGGAGTAAACAAACTCCAGAACGAAGCAAACGTTTACGGTTACGAATGCTTGCACTAGCAGATACATAGGAGCCAATATGCACAAAGGTAAAAAATGTTACATTAATGCGCCAGCAGGAAAACCTATCCGAATGGAAAACAAAAAGCCCAACAAAGGCTACTCAAAGAAAAAGAAAACTAACGCTTAGAAGCTAAGATAGTTAATCCACCTGCTCCTCTACGCCAACGGGACGTACCAGAAATAGACGCTGCTCTCCACACTAAATAGTATTTATCGTTGGATGTTGGTGTGCCAAATTGAAATTGCACCGCACCATTTGTACTGATGTTATTATCACCATCTATTATAACTTGTGTGCCATTTGGGTTTCCCCCAATGCTATCCCCTTCTGAGAAAGTAGATGTTGACTTATGAATTGCTAAAAACAAATCAGTATCACTTCCATTGTTTATAACAAGAAAATTTATTGTACCTATACAAGTTACTGCTGTAGGAAAAGGAGAAGAAAAAGCAGCAGGACTGCTATAAACACCTACTACTCTCCATGTAGTATTAACTAATTCAGTAGCATTATAATTTGAAGCGCCTACACCATTAAATCCTATTGCACTCCATTGATTAGTTACAGGTACAGTAACTGCATTCCCTGCAATTGCTAGTGTATTTACTGAAGCATTATCTATAAAAGCTCCTGCAATCGTCCCGTTAGCAGACAAAACAGCATTAGTACCATTAGTTAAATCATTTTGAGTTGGATAAATTTCTAATGCAGATAGTTTAGCTGTATTGGCGTGCATCACACCACTAGCATCAATACTAAAACTTCCAGTACGAGTATTAGAATTACTAATTGTCCATTTAGCAGGGTTCTGATGCGTAATCTTCCAAGCGTTAAATGTACCTGACCCTGTTGTTCGTACTGGTTTATAAGTTAGTGTGCCTCCTGAAAACGTAACAACACGTACATCCATATACACTGCAGTATTAGCATCAGGCACACAACGTAACGTTTCTCCTGCATTATAAGTAGGAGTAGGCGTACCTGTAATAGCAAACGTTGAGTTAGCTCCACTACCAGCCAAAGCACGAGAAGTAGTAGACGTAGTTAATCCTTTATTC